CTCGTCTATGCAGGCGGCGCCGTGCAGTTTCTCAGGCCGACGTCAACGGGCCAGCTTTTCGCGCTCGATGCCGTCTGGGGCACGAAGACCGGACCGCCGACGCGGCTCTCGCTCGATGCGGCGGACGCCAAAACGGCCACGCTCTACCCGAATCCGACGGCAAACTCGACTCTCGAGCAAATTCTCGAACAGGCGCCCGCAACCGTGACGGCGACGAATACGGTCCTCCCGCTCTCGCCGGTGCTCGAAATCTACTTTTCTGACGCCATGATCGCCGGCGCGCTTTCAAAAGAGAGCGATAACGCGCGACCCGAGGTCGCGGCGCACCTGGCCCAACGCCAGCAAATGCTGGACGCGGTGGTGCAGAGCTTGTGGGGAAGCGGACGCTGATGGGTTACGAACGCAAGAAACTCCAGATCCTCGGCGGTGGCTTCACGTGCCTGCCTCCAGTCGATAAGGTTCCCGACACCGACTACCTTCTGGCGCAGAACTGGCGATCGGACGCGCTCGGCCGCCTTATCAGTCGCGAGGGCTACAATGGCCTGTTCTCGATCCCGGGAGCGGGTATCGCACACTCAGCGGCAAATATGGGCGGCGTCGGGAGCCCGTACTACGTGGGCTGCAATTCCGGCATCACGGCGCCCACGTCCGCGCTCTACTACAACGCGAACGCGACGCCGATCGCCACTGGCTTCGATGGCGGACGTATCGGCTTCGCCTCGCAAAACGGCTTCATGTACGTGATGAACCGCGGGATGCAGGGGCGCCACTCGGCCGCGGGCGGGTGGGAGACGTGGACGCTCACGCCGCCGCCGGCGTCGCCTACCGTGGCGCCCGGCACGATACCCTCACCCGTCACCACGGTGACCTACACGTACAACCTCATCGGCGATCCGGCTTACGTGCATTCGCTCACGATCGCGGGCGTCGTGTACTCGATTGCCGAGAACGGATATTCGGCGCCGCAAATCCCGCTGGTGCTCTCGCTGATCGCGGCGGGAGATACGAATTGTGCGGTGACCTACGACGGCACGAGCCAGAACCTCGTCATCACGCCGATCATTCCGAACACGCTCATCCTGGTCTCGGGCTCTGACGGCAACCCCGACACAGCGCTCGGCACTGGCGGCATCACCAGTCTGCCGACTGGCACCTATCAGTTCTATCTGACGTTTCAGTCGGCGGACCTCTCGCTCGAATCGAACCCGGGGCCGGCGTCGGAAGCGATCACGGTCGTGGCGCAGAACATCGCCGTTGGGATCCCCGCGGCCGACGCGCCCGTCGATGCGCGCATCGGCTTCGTGAATATCTACGCAACGGGCGGAACGCTCGGCCAGGCGTATCGCGTGGGCCAGGTCGTTTCGACCGTGGCAGCGCCGGCGACTGCGTTCCTCGACACGATCTCGGACCTGCAGGCGACCAACAACGGCATCGTGATGCCGTTCGTCAACGGTCTGCCGGCCGCCTGCAAAGGCATCATCGGGCCGTATTTCTCGCGGCTCTACGCATGGTCTCCGATGGTGCAGAAGAATCGCCTGTACTTCACACGCCCGGGCCTGCCGCAATACTGGTTCACCGACCCTCAGGTGGGCGATTGGGTCGACGTGGGGCTCGAAGACGAAGAAATCGTCTGGTGCTCGATACACAGCAACCAGCTCGTGATCTACAAAGAGCGCACGATCTGGATGATGACCGGCACGGACCCGACAACGGCGACGCTCGAACAGGTCTACGAAGGCGTGGGCCTCGCGAGTACGTTTGCGCTGGCGCCGGCGGGCGCGATCGACTACTTCGTCGGACCGAACGGCCTGCAACTGTTCGACATGAATGCCGTCCACCAGATTTCGGGCGATATTCTGCCGCTGTTCAATCAGCAGATCACCAACGACGGGCCACGCACGCCGCCCGGTTCGGTGCTGCCCGGGACGGCCTTCAATTCGACTTCGACCGACTGCTATGCGATCGCACTCGGCCACGCGCTCGGCCGTCTTTACGTCGCCTACGCTGAACTCGCGGCGGGAACGGCGCCGCTCGCAGGAACGGGCTATGGCTCAGTCGTCGGGCGCACCAGCAACCAATTCGCGTGGCAGTCGGGCGATCTGTTCACGGCTTCGATGGTGGGGAGCATCATCGTCATCGACGGGTCAAACTTCACAGTCACGCGTTACGATACTCCGACAGCGATCGAGCTGGCCACTGCTGCGCCGCCATCTACGTTCGCGTACACGTGCGCGCCGACGCCGCCCACAGGCACAGGCTACGGCATAGTCGTGGGTGCCCGGAACCTTTACACGTGGCAGTCGGGCGATCTGTTCACGGCTTCGATGGTGGGGAGCATCATCGTCATCGACGGGTCAAACTTCACAGTCACGGTTTACGATTCTCCGACAGTGATCGAGCTGGCCACTGCTGCGCCGCCGGTTACGCTCCCGTACACCTTGCCCACGCCGCCACTCACAGGCACAGGCTACTGCATAGTTTTGGGATCCACCCGCAGCCTTTACAACTGGCAGTCGGGCGATCTGTTCAATTCCTTAATGGTGGGCGGCATCATCGTCATCGACGGGTCAAACTTCACAGTCAGGGTTTACGATTCTCCGACAGTGATCGAGCTGACCACGGCTGCGCCGCCGACTGAGGTCGATTTCACGATCGCGGCTGCACCGCAGTGGAACCTGCTTGTCTACGACGAGGGGCAGGAACCGGAACGTAATGCTTATCTCGCTACGCAAAAGGGCGGACGATGGTTCTACCACCGCAATGACCTGACGACAGTGGAGTCCACCGAATGAACGGTTTTTTTGGTTTCTTCTTTGACGGGATACAGATGTGTGCGCTCACCGGAAGCGAAGGGGGCGCCGCGCAGGGTTTCAACATCGGCGACTTCCGCGGCTTCTTCACGGCCGATCAGCAGCCGGGCGGCGGCGCGGTGCCTATCGAGTGCGTTTACCAGTCGCACTACGAAGACTGCGGCTTTCCAGACAATGACAAGATGTGGCTGGAGGTCGCGATCGACTACGAGCTGGGCGCCGACGTGAACATTTACGCCGCCTTCAATAACGGCGTCATCCCTCCATCCCCGATGGGCATATTGGTCGCAGGCCCGCGACAGACGACTTCGTTCGGATTCCCCGGGGATCTGTTTCCGGAGAACGAGGACGGCGGCATACTGGCGCGCAACATGTCCGTGCTGATCGACGGGATGACTTCCGCGCGCCTCGTCATCCACAACGTCTACATCTATTACTACGTGGAGGCGCGGCTCGCTCTCGTGGCGTCGACAATCCCGACCGATCTCGGCGTCCCCAAAAACAAGGAGTGCAAGGAGCTGCAGCTCGATATCGACACCGGGCCCGGCACGGCGCTCGTCAATATCGTCTCCGATCTGCCCGGGAACCAGAAAGCAGTACGCGAGTCGATCACGGTGGCATCGAGCGGCCGCGGCGTCTTTCACTACCCGTTCGCCACCATTCAGGGATTTTTGTGGCAAATCGCCATCGTCGGCCTGGCCGCGAACACGTTCCGGCTTTACTCGGCGCGGCTGCTCATGCGCGTCATCGGCATGTTCATCCAGGCGGCGGAGTCGGCGGCGGGTTTCGTCTGGGATTCGATGGAGACTCCGCTCACCTCGGGCGACGTGTCGACGCTCGACGCGCTGCGTTTCGATATGGAAACCTCGGGTACGGCCTCGGTCACGCTCTCAACCGATCTGCCCGGGGAAGTACCGACAGCTCAGGGCACGTACGGGCTCACCGCGGCGGCAACGTCGCGCGCCTGGGTAATAGTTCCGCTGCCTGAAGGGATCGAAGCGCGTTCGATTCGCCTCCAGACTACGGGCGCCGCGAACTATCGCCTGTATCGTGTCCAGGTGCGGCATGGCCACATTGGCCGCTATCTCGCCGGCGCAACGCTGAACGGCAACGAAGCCTTCAACACGCTCGAATTCGATCTCCAGTCCGAGCGCATCCACATGTTCAAGCGGATCGAGATCGATCTGCGCGCGGATACCGGCGGCTCGGTGACGATGAACGTCATCACCAACCAGGACGGCTCGGCTCTCGCGGTCCTCTATACGGCGGCGCTCTCGACGCCGAACGGCCGTCAGACTCTGCTCACCATCCTGCGGCCGGGCATTCGCGGGCGGTTGCTGCGGGTGCAGCTCACAGGGCCGGTTGCGGCGCGAATCTACGCGATCAGAGTCTGGGCGCGCACGGTGCAGGATAAGGATGCATCGGCCTCGGCGTGGAAGTGGCTCGATTTTCCGCTTGAATCTTCCGACGTTTTGCCTGTCTGGGTCGATATCCTGCAACCACCGGACGACACGTCCAATCAGTGGACCTGGGTGGATGTTCCCTTCGAGGTGACGGATGGAGGGCAAAGCTCGTGAGTATTCCTCTCGCTGCGCTGCCGCAGAACCTTCAGGGAACTACGCTCGTGAACGCAGTCAACGATCGCCTGCGTCGAATCGCGCTGGCGGTTGGCGGAACCGTGGGCCCAGCAGGAAAGGACGGAGCTCCAGGCACGCCAGGCACGCCGGCAACGATCTTTCCACTCGATTTCGCGGGACAGACGCTGACGGGCGAGACGTTCAATCCCGGTACCGCCTTTACTTATGATCTGGCGAGTTTCTTCGCGGCGACGATGTCGAGCTGTATCCTGACCGGCAATTTCCAGGGCGCAAACTTTCAGGATGCCTCCCTGGACGCGGCGACGTTAAACGGCAATTTCGAAGGCGCAAACTTTTTCGCCTCATCTCTGGACGGCGCATCGCTCACCGGCAATTTCAGGGGCTGCGATTTCAGAAGCACGTCGGGCTCCGTCTCGGGCGCGACGTACGCGGGCGACTTCAGCGGCTCGGACTTCAAAGACGCCGGCGGAACGCCTGGCGGCAATAACGGCAGTGGTTCCAACTTTCATGGGTGCGACTTCACGTCGGCCGTTTACTTCTTCAGCGCGGGAAACTTCAACAACGCAAATCTCGCGGGCGCGATCTTCGCCAACCTGATCTGCACTGGCGCGACCTTCCGCGGCGCCGATCTCAGTGGTGTCAATTTTGTAAACTGCACGCTCGAAGGCTGCGACTTCACCGGGGCAAGGCTCGTTGGCTGTTCTTTTCTGAGTGCGACGCTCATAGGAGCGATCTTCACCGGCGCGGACCTTACCGGAGTGTGCGCCGTTACGTCCGGAGGCGGTGTCGGGGCGCCGCCCACTTTCGCCGGCGCGAACCTCACTGGCGCGAATCTCAATAACCTCGCGACGGGCGCGGCGGGCACTGAAGCGGCGGTAATTCCTCTCGCCGCCAGCTACACCGTGGCGGCGTGGGACGCAAACAAACTCCTCTCGTTCTCGGCCGCGGCGACGCTCACGCTTGGGACGCCGACTTCGAATACCTGGCAAATCTCGGTCCAGAACGCCTCGGCGGCCGTCGTGACGATCGATCCCGGCACCGCGCTCATCGATGGCGCGGGCGGTACGCTGGCGCTCGCGGCGGGCGCCGGCATCCGGATTCTGACCGATGGCACGAACTGGTTTACGCTCCGATGATCCGCATTACAGAGGGGTTTCCGCAGTGGGCGTGGCCTTTGGCCTGGGAGTGGGCGAGCGCACGGCGCCGCCAGCTCGCCGACGACTTCTTTCCGTCCTCAATCGATGAATTTGTCGAATCCTACAGTGTCCGGTTCAGGGACGCAAGGACGTACGGCGTATGGAAAAACGACAATCTCGGCGGCGTTATTATCTGCGAGCGCTCATCGCCTGTGGTTTTTACTGCGCATATTCTGCTTTCACGCCGGCTCTGGGGAGTTCAGGCGTCCGAGCTGCAGACCGCGGCGACGTTACTATTCGCCTCCGAACCGCAGGCGATCCGGATTCAGGCGTTCGTGCCGGCGTGGAACCGGCTGGCGATCGCACTCGCGTGCCGGATCGGCGGGACGATCGAGGGCACGCTGCGCTCGGCAACGCTGCGCAACGGCCAACCGGCGGACGCGGTGCTGGTGGCGCTGATAAGAGAGGATCTCAATGGGACTGAGCTTAGGGGGGTCGGCCGGCGGGACGGGCAGCAGCTCGAACAGCAGCGCCACGACGTCGAACACGTACTCGCCGGGACAGACGTCGCTGCAGAGCCAGATCGGATCGGGCCTGTCGTCGGATCTGGCGGAGTCAAACGCGGGCACGATGTCCCCAGGGGTCGCAGCGCAGGAAACGGCGTCGGCCGACACGATCAACAAGACGTCGGCCGGAACGGGAAGCCGGATCAGCCAGTTCCTCGCGGCGCGCGGGTTCGGAAAATCGGGCGCAACGGGATCGACAGCGCTCCAAACGGAACTCGGAAGGCAAAGCGACCTCGCGGGAAATCAGGCTAACTTTGCCAACGTGCAGCAAGGGGTCAACTCTCAGAACCTGCTCGCGTCGCTGAACTACGCGCTTACGTCGCTCGGTTCCACCGCCGGCAGTTCAAGTTCGGGCAGCACGTCGAGCTATGGTTTCGGCGGCGGCGTGAGCGTATAAATCTATGCCTCAGTTTGCGCCCCTTCCCGACAGCTACAATCCCTCGCTTGGCGCGGCGGCGGGGTTTGCCTCGTCTTCGGCAAGCGTCTTCAACGCCCTGAAGTCGGCTGCGAACCAGCAGTCGCTCCTGCAGCAGCGGCAGGCCGCGCAGCAGGCCACGCAGCAGGCTACGCAGGCGCATCAGGGCTTACAGGACGAACTCGAAGCGATCCGAATGGGAGGCACTCCGGTTACAGGGCCGAACGCAAACGGCATTGATCCCGGGGCGGCGCCCGATCCGAATCCGCCCAAGGAGGGCGACAACGGAAAGTATCCCACTCTGCTCGGAAGAGATTCCCGCCGGCCGCAGCTCACGCAGGCACAACAGGATCAGCAGAATTCTTCGTTCGGTCCGGACGACCCGAACCAGCGAACCGACATGCCGCAGAGCAGGCCAACACTCGCGCAGCCCGATCCCACGAGTACGGCTGGCCAGTCCGCGGCTGCACCACCGCAGCAGCAACAGGCGCCTGCGTCGCCCGCGCAGTCCGGACGCGACGTCAGCCGGATGCACCAGATCAACGGAAACTGGTATTACTTTCCGACCAAGAGCGAGCAGGAGCAGGGCGATCTGAACGACTCGAACAGCTTTGTCGCGAAGCCAGGCAGCGATACCGAGAAATTCCTGCAGGATCAGATCGGGATGAAGCCCGGGACGCGTATTCCGTTCTCCCATGCGGGCGCAATCGGCGATATTCAAACACAGCTTCAGAAGGCCTCCGACGCTGCCGATAAGAAAAGCCAGGTCGGGACCGTCACGCAGGATTTGGCGGACAAGGCAAAGGTGCAGGGCTTCGATCTCGCCGTGGGTACGAAAGTTCCGCTCAGTCTGATGAAGGACGTTGCCGACGCCGTAAAAGCGCCGACGCCGAAGGCGCCGAAGAGTCTCCGCTTCGAACCGTCGACGAACGACAAGGGCGACGTGACGATGCAGGGGTTCGATCCGGAAACGGGCGAACTGAAATCGACGAACGTAGCGAAGGGCATCGGCGGCACGCGCAAAGATCCAAACGCTACGCCGGCGCCGAAGCCAAAAGTGATGACGCCCGCGACCGCGCGTACGATCCGGAATTCGCGGGATCTCGGCTTGAAGCAAGCCAACATCGCCTACGACGCGGAGATGAAAAGCGCGAACACAAACGCTGACGGGAGCGTCTCGACGGCCGATACCGTCATGGGCGGAGCATCTCCTTTCGAGAAGCGGCGGCAGGCCTACGCCGCTGTCCAAAATAAGTTTGAGCAGGACGTTTCCGAGGCGACCGGCAACGATATCCCGCATAACGATTGGGCTGATCGGATGCAGGAGTTTCCCGCCAGCGGGACCGCTTCGAAGGGCACGAAAACTGCGCAACCTGTGAAACCTGCGCAACCCGCGCAACGCACCGCAGCACCGGCTGCACACGCGCCGCCGCCGGCGACCGTCACGAACGGGCTCGCAGCCGGCACGCACACGTTCGGCAACGGGCAGGTCTGGAAGAAGGGCGCGGACGGCTCGATGGTCTACGTATCGGGCGGGAACTAACCGTGCCCGATCAGGGCGGCTGGAACGTCGTCTCGTCCGTTCCGGATACGCCGGCGCCTTCCGCGCCCACTCAAGCGAGTGGCGGCTGGAACGTCGTTTCGTCGACGCCGGACGCACCGTCTCAACCGGCTGTGCAACCCGCGCAGCCCGTCGCTGCACCGCCTGCGTTACAACCGCCCGGCACTCTGATGCACCCCGATCAGGCGGACGCGATCACGACTCAGAACGCGCAGGCGATCGCGGGGCACGTAACCGGCACGCAGCCCATCGACACGCAAGCGTTGCTTCAGCACCTGAAGACGGCAGCGCCTCCAGTACCGCCGCCGCCACTTCCTTCGGCACTCCAGACTGATGCGCAGTCGCGTGCGAGCGCACCGAAGTGGAGAAATCCGCGAACCGGGGCAACGTCTCCGATGGTCGCGCCCGGGCAGGAACGCGGACCGCTGAGCGTTCTCGATACGCCGCTCACGGGCGGTTCTAACGCGGTCGAAGGCGTCGAACAGATGTCGCGCCCGACGCTGCGCGAAAAAGCCGGGGGCCTCCACAAAACTATCGGCGGGGTGTTTGAAGCTGCCACGCCTCTGATGGCAGGCGCGGGCGCCGCGGCGCCAATCGCGACTGCAGCAACTCTTGCCACAACGATGGCCGCGCAGACGACGGCCGAGGCAGCGCTTAAGAAGATCGGCCTTCCGGAAGAGTATGCCGCTGTTGCCGGCGACCTTGTGGGATTGTTTGCCGGCGCGAAGACCGCGAAGACCGTTGATGCGCTGAGGGCCAAATACGAACCCATCCTCAAAGCCCGATTCGCCAAGGCAACGCCGAAACCCGAAACGCCGGCGCCCGTTCAGTACACGTCGACGGGCCAGCCGATCGGCGGCGTTCGCGCGCCCGAGGCCGAAACGAAACCGCCCGTTATCAAGACGAAAACCCCGAAAGCTGCACCGGTTGCGCCGCTGATCGAGACGAAAGCCGCGACGCCCGAAACGAAGACCGTCGATCCGCGAAAGCGTCTGCGGGGCGAGAAGTACTCGGCGTGGCAGGAACGAATCAAGGAACCCGATCAGGCGCCCGCCGTCCCGCCCGGCTGGAACGTCGTCGCGTCCGAACCCGAAAAGGAGAAACCACATGAAACCAAAACCACCGTCGCGCCCGCCGGCGAAAAAGCAGAGCCCGCCAAACCTGCTCCGGAACTTACAGCAAGCGGCGGGAAACCCGCAGCCGAAGAAACGGAAGTAGAGAAGCCCGAGCCCGTAACGACGGCGATACGTGCGAGGATGATTCGCGATGCGGCCGATCAGAAACCCCCTGATCAGAAACCGCCGGTCACTCCCTCCGGTACCGGTACCGAGAAAATTCCCCAGAAGGAGATTTCGGGTTCCAGTGCGGCCGCGCCAACTGTAGAATCAAGTCATGCCGGAAGCGCAGCCTCAGCCGAAGCCCAATCCGAACAGCCCGCAGGCGAAGGGAAAGAGGTTCCAGAACCTCGTCGGCCAGGCCATCCAGTTACGAGCGGCGCAGAGACGGAAGTCTATGCTGAAGGAAGAGACGAGCCCTACAAAGCCCGCTACGCCGTCCGCGAGCTGAGCGACACCTACCCGTCGCACAATCCCTTTTCGTTCGAGCCGAATCCCGATTTTCACTACATCAACGACCGAGACTATTCGCTGCCGGCGAACCGTCAGCGCGTTGTCACAGCCAGCGGATCCCGCTTCCGTCCGGTCAAGGTCATCAATACGAACCCGGACGCGATCAACGGCCCCTCAATCATCGATCGCTACGGCAACGTGCTCGGCGGCAACAATCGCCGCATGGCGCTCGAACGCGTCTACTCCCTGAACCCCAAGGGCGCGGCGGAATACCGCGCGACGCTTGTCGCCAAGGCCGCGCATTTCGGCCTCTATCCGGCGGAACTCGCGAAATACAAACAGCCGATCCTCGTGCGCGAAATCGACGAATCGGAACTGGATCCGCAGCACGCCATGAGCACTGAGAAAAGCCTGTTCGGCGAACCGGATCCCGCCGACGCATTCGCCGCTTCGTTCGGCGACCGTTCCGATCCGCGTTCGGGCGCCGTCTCGCCCGAGCTGCTGGCGCTCGGCATTCCGACGTTCATTCGCGAGGACGTTGCACCGGTGCTGCGCAACGTTGCGACGGGTATCCGCGATACTTACGACGACATCGCTAAAATGCTCTGGCCGTCGCTCGTCGATCGCTCCTCAAAGCTCGCCTCACTCATCATTCGCGGCCATATCGGGGAACTCGCGCGGCGCACCGATCAGGCTGAGCATTCGGTTCGTACAGCCAGGAAGTACTTCAACCGGCAGCCGGCGGCCGACAACTTCGACTTCATCAACCGGATGGAGACCGGGCAAAAGCAGAAATCTCCGTACCTCGATACCGTTGCCAAGCTGCTGCGCGATCTCTACAACGACCGCCGCGATATGGTCCAGGCGCTCGGCACGGGCAAGCTCCGGAACTTCTACGAAAACTACTTCGCTCACATCTGGGCTAAACCGGAGCGTGCCAAAACGGTGATGCAGGCGTTTTTCGGGAAGCGTCCGCTCGAGGGCGGCAAATCGTTTCTGAAGAAACGCACGTATCCGACGATCGCGGACGGTCTCGCCGCAGGCCTCAAGCCGCTCACTGACAACCCCGTCACGATGACGCTGCTCAAGATTCGTGAAATGGATAAGTACGTCGCGGGCCACCGGATATTGAAGGATCCCGCAATGGCGGCGCGCTACGTCGACGCGCGGGATGGGAAAGCACCGTTCGGCTATCGTCAGCTTCAGGATCCCATCGGCACGGTCTACGGACAGAGCATCCAGCAGATCAGCGAATTCCCGAACGAGGGGCTTTGGACTGGCCTGCACAAAGTCGCCGACGCGCTCGGCATCAAGCACGATCGCGGGTTCCTCAGTCTCGGCGAAGCCGTCGGCCGTGCGGATAAGGCTGGCGGCGGCATCAAGACGCTGCACGGATCCGCCGAGGACGTCGTCGCCCACGAGATCGGCCACCAGATCGACTGGCTGGCCGGATCCGGAAAGCGGTTCGTGCTGGAGTATCCGGACGCGGCTACAGTCGGACGGCTCAAACGTGCCTACGCCACACTGAAGGACAAAGCGAGCGCGCCGGCCGATCGCACCGCGGCCCGCGTCGACCTGAAGAATCTCAAGGGCGCGATCGCGCAGCGCAAAGAATTCCAGAAACAGCTTCGCGATCTGGCGGACCTGCGAGGCGGCAGGAAGGAATACACCCGCAAGCGCGAAGAGAAGATGGCGCAACTCGCCGAAATGTGGGTGGGTTCACGCGAACTGTTCGAACGGACGGCGCCGAAAGTGTACGCCGAGTGGAAGAAGTTCCTCGACGAGAATCCGAAGCTGCACGCGCTGCGTGACATTGAAGGCAATACCGAAGTGACGGCGATCGCGCAACCGTACGACGTCGGCGGCCTCGTCATCAAAGGCCACTGGTATCTTCCGGACGGCGCGGCGCGCATGGTGGATAACTACCTTTCACCCGGTCTCAGCCGCTACGCCCCGTTTCGCGCCGCGATGGGCCTGAACAACGTCATGAACCTGTTCAACCTCGGCCTGTCCGGATTCCATCTGACGAAAACCGCTTTCGAGGCGACCATCAGCAAGGGCTCGATCGGTCTCGAACAGATCGCACGCGGCCACCCGATCGAGGGCGCACGGAATCTCGTAGCCGCGCCGGCGGCGCCGTTCACGGCCTGGGTCAGTGGCAGCAAGTATCTGAAGGAGTGGTACACGCCAGGCTCGCAGGGCTCGGTGATCGGCAAGATCATGAACGATCTGACCTCGGGCGGCGCGCGCGCCCGCCTCGATCAGATGTATCGGACTACGATTGCCGAGAACATGGTCAAGGCGATGAGCCAGGGGAATCTGCCGGGAGCTGCGATCCGCGCGCCGTTCGCCGGCATGGAAGCGCTGACGCGTCTCATCATGGACGAAGTTGTACCGCGCATGAAAATGGGCACGATGGCGGATATGGCGGCGGCCGATCTCGCACGGCTCGGACCGAATGCAGCCTATGCCGACGTGCAACGCGTCATGGCTGAGACCGTCAACTCGGTTGACAACCGCATGGGCGAAGTGGCGCGCGACAACTTCTTTACGCATCGCTACGTGAAAGACCTCTCGATGTTCATGATGCGCGCCGATCAGTACTTTCTCGGCACGGTCCGCGAGATTGGCGGCGCCGCGGTGGACGTCGTTCGACAGCCGATCAACGCGATGCGTGGCGAGCCCGTGAACCTGAAGCGGCTGAGTTACATCGGCTCGATGCTGATGTTCCACATGGCGTATGCGGCGCTCTACCAATACCTGCATACCGGCAAGTGGCCGGAAGAAGGCGAAGACTACTTCTACCCGAAGAACGGGCAGACCGACGAGCACGGCCATGCGGAGCGCACGTCTCTGATGAGCTACGTGAAAGACGTTCACTCCTTCGCCCGTCACCCAGTCACGACGCTCGAAAACAAAGTGGCGCCCGCGATCACGCTGTTTTCTGAATTGCTGCGTAACAGCGATTTCTGGCACGTCCAAATCCAGAATCCGGACGATTCGCCGCTTGCGCGGGCTGGTGAAGTTGGCAAGTTCGTGGCAAAGCAGTTTGAACCGCGCTCGATCGAAAACGCTTTGCGGCAAAAGAACCTGGGCGCGTCCCCGGGACAACAGGCCGAGCAGTTCGTCGGGCTTTCGCCGGCGAACGCCGACCTCGACCAGTCGCCGGCCGAACGCATGGCGCACGAGCTGGCCTCGCACGGCGACGAAACACGTACGCCGGAAGCGGCCGAACGCTCGACGCTTCGCAGCTCGCTCACGCGATCGCTGCAGAACCACAAGGGTGTGCCGGCGGACGTGAAGGCTGCACAGCAGGCAGGGAAGTTTTCCAGGCAGGATATCGAGATGGCGGTACGGGCGTCGCGGGAAAGCCCGATCGAGCGTTCGTTTCTCAGTCTGTCGATCGACGATGCCGTGAAGGTCTACAGCGCATCGACGGCGACGGAAAAGAAACTGCTTCAGCCAATGTTCATGCGGAAGTTTCGGGCGGCGCTCGCGCGCGAGGCGCCGGCGGATCGCGCGAAGACGCTGGCGGACGTCAAAGCGGCGCTGGCGGGTCGCTAACCGTCCATTCGCGATCGACCGATTCGCGGACGAGGTGCTCGCCGCACTTCCCGCAGACGTTATTAAGCGCGGCGTTCGTTCCGCCTATTCGATGCACCACGACCGGCATGTGAGGCGGGCAGGTCCGCGAGGCGCGACCGGCCTTCACTTCGGCTGCGAGGATGTTGATTTGCTCCAGCGTCATTTCATGCCAGCCCATAGCTTGAGCTTCGCGACGTCGCGTTCCATCGCGGCGATCCGGTTGCCGTAGGTAGCGTCATCGCGGACCTCCCTCATGCAGCAGCAGGCGGAACGCCTCGCTGATCGCCATCACGCCGCGTAGTTCGGAAAGCGGGTAATTCTCGAATCGATCACCGATCCGAACGCGCACGTATATTTCTCTCGCGTTCTCGACGATGAACGCAGCGCGCTCGTCCAGCGGCATCTTCAAATCGCGGACGAGCGCGTTCGCCGCTGCCGATTGATCGTCCGATTCATGATCGAACTGGCTCATTTCCTGCCTCCCGCAATCGCAAACCGCCAGAACGCTTTTTTCCCGGTCCCGACGTTCACCGCCCACGGCACACCGGCGCGCGCCTGTGCGAGGAGCCACGACGCCGGCATCCCCGAAAGTTCGACCGCTTCCGCGAGCCCGACGAACGGCCCGGGCATCGTCACGGGCGCGGGCGGCTTTGCATACTCGGCGGCACGCGCAAAGATCATCGCCAGATCGGTGACGCCGAGCGAACCGCCAGACGCGGACGGAGCGGAAACGAGCGCCGGACGAGACGGCGGCGTCGGTCCGAAGTGCGCGAAGCCCTGGCGCGATGTCGCCGTTTCGGGCGTCGCCCGGTACGTCGGCGTGTCGATATCGCGCTTCAGCGCTTCGACCTCCTCGCGCTGGAAAATCGCGGTCTTTCCGTTCGGCCCTTCGAAGTAGGAAACGCCCAGACGGCCCTTCGAGACGAACGTCTCGACCGTGCGTTTGGACTTGCCGAGGTACTCGATGACTTCGACTTTCGACATGGTTGCGGTGCGTGCTGGCTTTGCGGCGGAGGATGGCATAGCCGCAATGATAGACCACCCGCGCAACTGCATGCAAGGGAAATTTGAGATACGCAGCGCGGGTTCTGCGCGGGTCATAGCGGATCCTCGTGAAAGACCTTGCAGAAGCCGCAGTAGCGCTTTTCGACGTCGTTCCAGTTGTACGACGTCTTGCGGCACTTCGTACACGTGATCGAATCGTTGAACGGCGAAATCCAGTACTTCACGCCCGCCTCGGCGCAGACCGCCGACGCCAGTTCCGCCATTTCATGCGCGCCGGCCGGGAAGAAAACGGCGGACCTCTCTTCGGTCAGTGGGTCTTTGAGGATATAAATTGACCAGTTCAAGCACCTTAAGTTTCGCGCAAAACGCCAATGTTTAATAGGGTTAGAGTACGTGGTACGACGCACGCAAACGGCCAATTCTTCCTCGGTCACGCGCCCGCCTTTCCCTGACGAATTCTGATACCGAGCCGCATTCCGTTTCCGTCGTCGAGCACTCGGTCCCAAAGCTCCAGCTCGTAATAGAACGGCGCGTGCATCGCCTCGCTCCGGCGTCTGTCTTCGGCGCTGCCGATCTGCGTATCGACAAATTCCTGCCGTGTCGCGCGGCGCTTGATCGCCAGATGACGCTCGCCGTCTTTGCCAACGATGAATCCTTCGTCCAGCGCCTCACTCGTCCCGATGACGATCCGGCCACCGCTAGCCAGATGCTCTGCCATTTTTCTGAAGCCCGCTTCTATCACGGGTTCGCTCAAGTTGCCGTCGTTGATCTGCATCAGAACAAACCTCCCTGTTTTTCGTCCTCGTCATCGGCGCGGCGCCGCCGCGTATTGAAAAACGACGTTGCGCGCGATACGGGCCAGTCGATGCGGACGCCGCCGAAATGGCGGTAGCCGCGGTTAGCAGCCCACGCAACGATAGCGGACGCCGTATCGCCGTGCGTGTTCTTCGACGTCCCGTTTTCGATGCGGCGCAAAGCAGATTCCGAAATGCCGATTTGCCACGCCATCACGGCGATCGTCAGGTGCAGGCGTTTGCGCGTGGCGCCCACGTCCCGGGCAAGCAGTTGAGCGGGCGTCATCAGTTCGTTCTCGCCGCCGCCGAACGCCGTATCGAGACGGCGACTTGCGGGAAACGCTTCAGCAGCCAGTCGCACGTCCGCGTGCACTTTTCGAGTTCGTCGTCGCCTGCGCCTTCGATGATTTTGATCAGCTCGGCGTCTTCCGCCGGGGTGAGTTTCGCGACGAGGCGCGCGACCGTCATCGGATCGAGAATTATGCGGGGTGGGTCGGGCGTCATAAAATTTCTCCTGTGATTTGGGGATACCACCAGCCGCGAAACGTACCCGCCGACACGCCAAACGCCGCGCATACGCTCGCGAGGCGGGTTCCTGGGACTACCGACGGCGCAGAACGGCCGCCGATCGCGTAAAGCGCCCGTAAACGCGTTTTTCGGGTTTTCATCGCAAAACTCGCTTTCTCGCGCACGGTCGGCGGGGCGGTTTGGGCGCCGGCAGGCGTCCCGATTCGGCGATCTTCCCGGCAATCTCGGCCTTCGTTTCGGCGCAGGTGAGTATCTCGACGGCCCTGGTGTACGCCTCGGAGATCTCTGCGTCGGTGAGGGCGTGCCCGTCTTCGTTCTCGACCGTCATGGTGACCGTGACCGTCATGGCTGTTGCCTCCCGATCTGGCTCGCCAGTATCCGCTCCCGTTCGTCGTACGCTTCGCGCGCGGCGTAGACGTCGGCCTCGGCGTCGGCTTCAGCGTGACGTCCTCCACGCCGCAGGTAAGCTATACGGCGGCGGTGATAGTTCTGCCGCTGGATCTCGCCTGCTGCGCTTTTCGGGCGGCGTCCGCCGACGTTTTCGGGGTTGGCGCGCAGGAGCTGGTCCAGCTCACGGACGCGGCTCGTGTCGAGATCGGGTTCTGTCCAGGCGTTCATGGTTCGGTTGTTTGCTCCTGTGCGAATTTTCCGAGGTTGTACCTGCGGGCCCACGCGGTCAGATTCGCGGCGTTCCACTCCTCGGGGAGCTTCGGGCGCCCGTCGCCGATCCAGATGCGCAGCTCGGCCGGCTTCAGGTCGAGCGACTGCGCTACCGCGAGCAGCGTATCGGGCAGGGGATCGTCGACCGAAACGCCGCCGCCGGTGGCCTCTTCGAGGTCGCGGCGGATGTTCTCGCGGTTCCATTCCGTAGGCCACGGCATATTCAGCCTTGCGCCTTTTTCTCAGCTTTTTTCGCGGCGACGCTGCGCAGCAGCTCGGTGGCGAATTCCGGATCGGCGACGGGTTCCTGTGTGGGCATCTGCTGATTTTTCTCCTGTTCTTTCCGATATTCTGCCTGTTCGATCTGCATCCGGACGTTGTCGACAAAACGGGTATTCGATTTACACCAGCTAATGAGTTCGGTTTTGGCCGCGCCCTCCAGCAGGCCGGCGCGAAGCGGGTATCCGCGGGCTCTGACTTCGTGGCATTTGTCGTGAATCCAGCGCACGATTACCGGGAGCGGGAGTCTAAGTCGTTCGGCGGTTTGAAGGATTGAGTTTGTCAGTCGGTCGGTCGGCCGCTCGCCGCTGGCTTCCTCAATGGCACAAGCAATCTCTGTCGCGCTGGGATTTTCGCGCGCGCGCTGTGACTGACCGACTCTTGTGACCAGTGACTTTGACTTGACTGTGTGTCCCAAATTGGGACACACACCCCTGGGCCCTGGGGCCGGATCCTCCACATGTTGTGGTGAGTGTCCTGGATTGAGACACTGAGTGTCCCAATTTGGGACACTCAGTGTCTCAGATTCGGACACACCCTTTACCGTCTCTTCGCCTTTTGAGTGTCCCAAATTGGGACACTCACCCTCGGAATATAACTGGTCCCGTTTTTGCTCTTTCCATGCTTCGATGCGCCGTTTGATGGCTCGCCAGTCCAGCTCAAATTCGGTCGGGTCGTCCTTCCCGTAGCGGTTCGTGCGCAGGATTTTTCGCACCACTCCGGTTTTTAAGGTTTCGGGTTTTGCCGGATCGATCAGGAGTTCGTTGTTGGACCTGCACCAGGTGGATTTCGAGAGGCCGGATGGCCCGCGGACCCACGACAGCGAGCGTACGGAATAGATTCCCTCCGTCGCCTGGTTAGCGCTGTGCTGGTCGGCTTCGCGGCCGTGCGCGGTGCTTCTTTCAGCGTGGAATAACAGGGCTGCCATCTGCGACGGCGTCCAGATTCCATAGCCGTAGCGGATGAGTTCAAGGATCGCCGAGTAATTCGACTGATACCCGGGGGGCGCCATTTGCGCCATATTTTTTTCCCACTTCCTGTTGCATGGAACGCGGAAGGTGCGTAAAAATAGGTGCACGGCAGCGATTTGATTCGCTGGCCCTTCCAGTGTGCGCGTGCGGCATGCGTCGTTTGCTCCTGCCAAGAAACTGGCGGCGCAATGCCGGAAGTTCCCTGGGAGGTCCACGGGGGTCAGTGAGTCGGCGGCGGGGTAACCCGTACAATGACAAATTATAACGCCCAAAATCGGATTTCCGCATTGCCTGCATTCTAGTCCTTTTCCGTTTTTCCCCGTCAAATATTTTGGTACTTGCGGATTGAGTTGTCACTGTTATACCTTTTGAACAGCCTGTGTTAGGCGGGTCCAGATGGCTAAAGATGACGACGGAAGGGATGGACAGCTCCGGCTGTTCGAGTATGGAGGTGTCGATATGGCTGCCCTGAGAAGGCGCCGCGAAGATTTGAGAAACGCAGTGCGGGCGCATCTGACGGTGCGCGGGTATGCATCGGATTGGGCTGTGTTTCAGCGCTGGTGCGCTGATGCCGGCCGCGTGCCGATGCCGTGCAACGCCGAAACCGCGAGCCTGTACGTGACCTGGCTGCTTTCGGCGGCGGAACGGCGCTGCTCGACCGCGGCGCGTCACTTGGCGGCGATCGTCGATCGACACAGGCGGGAAGGCCGGCCGGTGCCGGTTCTCGCCGATGCCCGTCAGGTGATTTGCGCGGTGCGTCGCGAATGCGGTGAACAGCCACGCGGCAAAGCCCCTTTGGCAACAGACGACTTTCTTCGCGTCGCGCAGGGCTGCGATGCGAAGACGAATCTTGGTATGCGGGACCGAGCCGTGCTTGTGCTCGGCTTCGCCACGTCGCTGCGGCGGTCTGAACTGGTACGGCTGCAACTCGCCGACGTGACGTTCAATGCGCAGGGGCTCGTAGTGGTCAACAGAAAATCGAAAACGGACCAGAACGGGCGCGGACGCATCATTGCAGTATGGCCCGGGAAGCGGGCGGCGACCGATCCGGTTCGGGTGCTGAAGGCGTGGATCAAGAAGCGTGGCGATTGGGCCGGACCGCTTTTCTGTGCCGTCAGGGCAGGCGACCGGCTGACGCACAGGGCAATAGCTGGCGATGCCGTCAATGAAGTGGTCAAGCGGGCGGTTGCGCGGGCGGGACTCGATACCGCACAGTTCGGCGCGCACTCTCTGCGGGCCGGCGCCGTGACTGCGTCGGCCGAATTGGGCAGGAGCGATCAGGAGATTATGAAGTTGTCGGGGCATGAAAGCGCGAAGGTGATGCAGATGTACGTGCGCGGCACTCGTCTCTTCGCCGGCAGAAATCCTCTCGCCGGCGCCCTCTGATTTGGTTCAATAGTTTTGTAGGTGGCGCAACGGCTGGACCCGCAGCGCGACCGAAAAGCAAAAAGCCCGCGGGCGCCGTTTCGACATCGGCGTTCCGCGGGCTTTGCTTCGTTTCGATTCGTTTCGATTAGTGCGGCAGACTCCACGCAAGCAACGCGCACGCCGTTCCGATGACGATTCCGAGGAGAAAGCCGTAAACGTGACCGTTCGTGACGCGCGTGCCGAGCATACCGTAAACCTTATCGCAGAGCCCGTCGCGCCGACGTGGCGGAACGGGCTCGAAGTCGCGCGCCTCGATTGCCTCGCGCCACGTCACGAGCGCACCAGCCGCATCGTTGCCTGCAGGCTCGCGCCCTCGATCGCGCGCCCTGCCTTCAGTGCGCGCTTAATCGCATCTTTGTCCGGCCGCGGCGGCGGCGCGTCCGGATACGCCGTGAATTCGTGCGAGAACGTGGCGCCCGCTTCGATTACGACCGACGGCGGATTCTTCCGGAGCGCGAAGGTCGACGTCTCGCCTTCGAGCTTCGGCAGATTCGACGTCGTCATGGTGGCGATGACGTAATCGGTCAGGCGCTCGATCTGGCGCGCGTAGAACGCCTCGCGTTTGGCGAGACGTTCCTTTTCAGCTTTTGCGCCCGCTTCGAGTGCTTCGTACATCGCAAGAACATTCGACGTGTTGTCCACCTTGCGTTTCGTGCCGGCGATCGCGGCGATGAGCATGGCGCTCAGTTCGTCGCGTTCTTCGGCCGAAAGCGTTTCGTCGTCGAGGCCTTCGATCGTATCGGCGATACCTTCGACGCCTTCGATGTGCGCCCGCAACGAAACGCGTGGCGCCGCCGCCTTCGGAACGACGGCCAGCCCGAACGTCCCGGGCGGGACGTCGCAGGCGGACCAGTCGATGATCGAGGCAGCGCTTTCGAGTAGCGATGCTACTGGTGATGGAGGCGTCATCGTGAGCCTCCCTTCTGGCAACCGATGCACGCGCTGATCGCGGTCGAGCGCACGTCTTCGGACGTGAACGTGATTCCGAGGCCGATGCTGTTCGCGTAGGCCTGCGCGCCCTTGATGGCGTCGCACGCCTGTTCGAAGCAAGCCGCGAGCTGCGACTTGGGGGCGCTATGCTGTGTCTGTTGCGATGTTGCGAGCGGTTGCGCAGCCGCGGGAGTCCCTGCAACTACCGTCTGCGGAGGCGCGGCCGCAGGGGCTCCCCCCAAATGAGCCTGTAACGGCACGATCTTCCAGTCCATCGGTCCTTTACCCGTTTTGGTGACTTCGAGTTGCTGCCTCGGCTGAATGCCCGACGTGCGGATCGCGTCCGCCATCGCCTGCGCGACGTACCAGGGCTGTCCGTTGGTCAGCATCAGCTTTACTTCGCTCTCGCCAAACTGCGACGACACCATCTCGCCCGTTACGGCGGCGAGCGCTACGATCTGCGGCAGTCCAACCGTCGGTTTGAACTTGCCAGTGGGCGGCATGACCGCGCTGCCGTTCTGCGGATAGAATCCGTTGGTTGCCATTTAGCGCGTCCTCCGTTCCATTTCGATGTCCGACTCTTCCGTCGTCCGGATCCGGCTGGCGGCGTCCGCGAAGATCTCGCTGATCGCCACATTCACCCGCGCGATCATGCGGCGTTCGACTACCATCGGGTTCGTTTCGTCTTCGCGCTCGCGGCGTTGACGGGCGGCGTCTTCGCGTTCGTTCTGCGCTTCGTATTCGGCGTATTCGTATTCGTTGTCCTGCATGGTGGGCTCCTTTTATACGCAACCGGTGCGTACCGTGTACCTGAAGTATACGCAGCGGTTGCGAATGATGTCAATACGCAATTGCTGCGTATGGTATAGTTATTTTCATGACACTGGTCGACACCGCCGAAATTGGGAGAAAGGGCGGACTGGCTACTGCTGCCGCGCGAACGAAACAGGAACGCAGCGAGAGTGCGCGGAAGGCTGTGCAGGCGCGATGGGCTGCGGTAAAGGCGGAAGAAGCCGAGAAACCGAAAAAGAAGGCCGCGAAAAAAGGAAAGAAATGAAAACGAAGGCGGCAGTTCTCGCGCTGTTACTGTCCGTCGGGCTCTTAGCCGCGAAAGATCGCGCGTGGGAGACCGGCACACTCGCCCGGGCGGCCTACACGACTTACACGATCGAGCGCGACGGCTATAGATTCACAGTCGATTACGAGCGACTTCCGATCGGAGGCATCCGGCTCCTGCCGATGCCAAACGTTACAGTTCACGGCCTGATCAAATTTGTCCTTGAGAAGGGCGTCTTCTACATACAGGACGAGGATGGCAAAGAGTTCAAACTGACGATGACCGAAAAGGAGTGGTCCGGGACGGTAGCCAGCATGGTCAGGGTTCGCGAGTATGCGAAACGGAACGGCCTCTCGGAGGAAACTGCTATCCGCTATTTCCGCGAGGGAGGCTTCGCGATAGCTCCCGATCCCGCGCCCGTTGCCGTTCCGCCGCCCGCCGCGCCCGCGAAGGATTCGAAATGAACGAGGAGCTGAAGACGTACCTCGATGGGATGGAATCGCGCTTAAGCGGAAAGATCGAGAGCGTGGTCCAAGCTTCCGAAGACCGCACCGCCGCCCTGATCGCCGCCGAAGTCGGAGCGCTTCACAGCGAAATCCGCGCCGTTCTCGATCATGGGCGAAAGACTGGCGCCAACGTGACGACCTGCATCGAGATGATTGCGCGTCAGTCCCGCTGGCATGATGAGACGGACGCAAACACCGCCGAGCTGCTCATGCGCGTCAACGCGATCGAAAAGCGGCTGCTCAATCTCGAAAGCGGACCCGGGAAGGCGGCTTAGAACGGCCACCCACGTGCGCCACGTTTAATTGTCCTTCGTTTTTGTGTCGATAATTACTTAGTGGCGCTCGACCCATGAGCGCCGCGACCTATGAGCGTGTGTACCGCCAAACGCTCGAACGGCGTGGCCTGCAAAGGCCAGGCCATCACCGGCGCGCGCGTCTGCCGCGTCCACGGCGGATCTGCACCTCAGGTCATCGCCGCTGCCCGCCGTCGTCTCCTCCTCCTCATCGATCCCGCCCTCGGCGTGCTCGCCCGTTCCGTTCGCGTGCGTACCAGTAAGAAGTGGGAACCGTCCGCGCAGGAGATATCCGCAGCTCGTGAAGTGCTCAATCGCGCAGGTCTGGTTGCGGTGGCGCCGCTCGATCCGTCGCGTTCGGCCGACGCATCGCTCGGCACAGTGCTGTGGGAAGAGTTTATACAGATCCACCGCAGAGCGGTAAAAACAACGGAAGGAACCAACGTCGCTGATGAGTAAACTGTGGGATTCGTATGTCCTTCAAGTTCGCGAGCGGGTTCGGCTGGCAGGCGTCGCGAAGCGCCATGCCGCCGCCGTTGCCCGCGAGGCGGCGAAAAAGGTCGCTCGTGAGGCGGCAAAACCTGTCACTCACAAGTAACCTTTGGGACTTCTACATCGTGCATGAGCGCTCGTCGGCTCAGGCAGTTACACGGAAAACCCTATCGGAAGCGGGCGCCTACGGGGCGTGGAAACGCTGGAACCGCGAACGCGCCATCGTCGAGCTGCTCCCGATGGTGCTCAGAGTGGCGCGCGAGGTCCGCTGGATGTTCTCGCCCACGATCGACATTCGCGATCTCGCGCAGGCGGGAAACGTCGGGCTCGTGAAGGCCGCGAATGCGTATCGCCCGTCGCGCGCCTCGCAAGCGGGCTTCGAAGCGTATGCGTACTTCCGCGTCCGCGGCGCCATCATCGATTCGCAGAAACGGCGTGCATACCGCGAGGAGCGCAACGTATCGCTGCAAGCCATTGCACAGGCTAACGATGGCTGGCTGCCGCCCGCGCTCGACACCGATCGGACCGCCAGCGCGTACGATCAGGCCGAACGCGAGCAGATCCACCGGGTCTTGCAGAACGCTATACGTGCGCTGCCGACGCTCGAACGGAGCGTTCTGCGTGGCCAGCTCGCCGGCCAGCCGCTCGCCGTCACGGCCCGGCAGGTCGGACGCAGCGTGACGTGGACGCGGGCTAAATTGGCGGAAGCGCGTACGATGGTGGGAATCAGCGTGAGAGGCGAATGAAAGACAAGGCGTCACGTACGATCCTCGCCGACGGGGTACGGCAGGCGTTCGTCCGGACGTTCTACCAGGCGTCGCGCGAGTGTTCGCTCGCCGAATTCGAGAAGCTGCTCGACAAATACGACGGGGCGCGGGATCGGCAACTCGAAGCCATGACGAAGCTCGCCCACGACGCGATCGCCTGCCAGTCGCCGATCTACTTCATCACGAGGGGCGAATGACCGAGCCGTCATACAAGATCAACGAGAGCGCGATCGCGTTGCTCTACACCCTTGCGCGCGGTTACATCGACAAGGGGAGCATCGCCGCTGCCCGCGATCTGGTCGAATCGTTACGGATCTTTTGCGATAAGACGACAGCGGAGATCAATCAGGCGTCCCGGTTGGCGAAATGAATACAAGTGAGTAACGTCGAAACGATGAGCGCTGCCGATCTCGACCTCGTCTACCGCGAGTTCAGGAATCATGAGAGTTTCTGCCGTTCGTCGCTCGTCGTCGAGACCGAAGCGAAGGAAATCGTCCCGATGGTCCTCGGCCCGGGGCAGATCCGCCTGCAGGCCGCGATCAAGAAGCAACGTGCGAAGGGCGTTCCCGTCAGACTCATATACCTGAAGAGCAGGCGGATTCAGGCGACGACGGGCGCCGCGGCGCAGTTTTTTCAGTCGACGGCGTTCACGGCGGGCGTCCACACGGCCGTGATCGCGCACGATGCGACGTCGACGGACAACATCTTCCGGATCTACAAACGGTTTCATGAGCGTTACAAGCCGTTCGCCGGCAAGATCGCGCTGCCGCCGTCCGTACCCCTGACCGACCGGATCAACTACGAATACGCGGGCGATCCGGAAAGCTCATGGATACAGGTCAAGACGGCGGGCTCATTGAACTTCGGCCGCTCGTTCCGTCTTACAAACGTCCATTTCTCGGAATTCCCCTACTACGACCGTCCTCTCGACACGCTGACAGCGGTAATGTCCGCAGTCCCGAAACTGCCCGAAACCTGCGCCGTGATCGAGGGGACGGCGAAAACGATCGGCGACACGTTTCACAAGATGTGGCAGGACGCGATGGATCCCGCGAGCGAATCCGACTGGCTCGGCCTGTTCATGGGCTGGTGGGAGCATCCCGACAACCGGATGCGTCTCACGGTCGCGCCCGACAAATTCCAGGACGTTCTATCGAAAGAGGAGTGGGAGCTGAAAGCCCGCTTCAATCTCTCGCTCGAACAGCTTGCCTGGCGCCGATGGACGATCATCAACGACTGCGCACGCGACGAAACGCGGTTCAAACGCGAGCACCCGGCGACGCCTGAAGAAGCGTTTACGGCGTCGTCACGCAATCGTTTCAGCGTTCCGCACATCCAGCGCATGCCGATCCAGCGCGATCCGATGGTGGGTGAGCTGCGGATCGACGAGACGGACGAAGAGAAGCGCCTCGTGTTCCACCCGGGCCAACACGGCGCGTTACGAGTCTGGAAACGTCCGGAGAAGGGGAGACTGTACGCCTGCGGCGCCGACTGCGCCCAAGGCGTCGACGTCACCGAGGGCGACGGGCAGTCGGATCCGGATTACAGCGTGGGCCAGATGCTCGATCGCGATACGGGCGAACAGGTGGCCGTGCTGCGCGCCCGCATGATGCCGGGCGAGACCGGCCGCTACATGGCGCGGGTCTGCCGCTGGTACAACATGGCGCAGCTCTGTGGCGAGATCAACCCGGGCGGCGGCGGCGTCTCGATGCTCGAAGCGGTAATGAATGCCGACTATCCGCGCTCGCTGCTCTATCACCGATCGGTCGCGGCGGACCAGGACCCGCAGACGCGCTCGGACAAACTCGGATGGGAAACGGGCGGCGTTTCGCGGCCGCTGCTCATCTCAATGCTCGATGAACTGATCCGTCAGGATTCGCTCGCGATCCACGATCCGATCACGCAACAGGAGCTGCTCACGTTCGTCATCAAGAAAACCGGCAAGGCAGAGCACCAATCGGGTTGCCACGACGATACGGTGATCGCGCTGGCGCTCGCGTGCGTCGTCATTCTGCGCATGCCGCGGCCGGTTCCGGTGCTACCGTCCGGAACGAAGGCGCCCGAAATGCGACGATACGGACAGCCGCCGCGGGCGAACGACGACCGCCGCGGGACGAACGTGAGGCTACGATGATCAGGTGTTTGTCTGGATGGGAGAGATGAGCAATTGCGGCGATAGCGAAGACCGTCCGAGGCGCGCGCCGACGACGTACAGACCGGGCATCCTCCAGCAGCTCCAGAACATCCGTGATTCGCTCTGCCGCGTGAACGCTACAAACATGGAACAGGGCGATCGCTACGCTTCCGGTTACGGCGCGGGCGTGGAGGCGATGTGGGAAGCGGCCGAGGATGCCGTCAAGGCGGCGGATAAGTAATGACGTCACGACGCGGCTTTCTCGGGCTTCTCGCGGCGGTCGCGGCGGGCGCGACGCTCGATCCGGAACGTCTGTTGTGGGTGCGCGGGGCGAAGACGATCAGCATTCCGCCGCCGCCCGTGGCCTACACGTTCCGCCATTACTCGGTAGAATTCCGTTACGCGATGGAGCTCGGCGCGGCACTTGGCCAGCGAGGCCAGACGGGCGCAAGAGGACCTTGCCCGCGATATTTTCGAGAATGGTCTCGGTCGAATACTCTCGCATGGCAAGACTCACAGCAGCAGCGCGTAACGCGCTCCCCGCTTCAGCGTTCGCCGGCCCGAATCGTACGTTCCCCGTAAACGATGCCAGCCACGCCCGGGCGGCAAAGAGCGGGGCGTCACGCGCCGAACGTGTTGGCAACATCAGCAGCTCGACTAAGAAGAAGATCGACGCGAGGGCGAACCGCGTGGCGCCCGGCGGCCTGCGCTCGGCGCTCAACGACGCGGCGAAACGGCGATGACGCCGGACGAGACGATCCGGCAGGCGCTGTATCGTTTGCGATATCCGACTACGAACCTTTGGCTTATGATCGCTCTGCAGGCGCATCGCGACGGCATGACGCCGGCCGAACTGGCGGCCGAACTGGAACGGAATCCGGAAAAGCCTCAATTGGGTGGGGGATCGAAGGCGGCGTCGAAAGCCGTCGGGGCGTAGTCAATGGAAAACACGTCAACGCACTTCTCGCACGATGAACTGAAGTGTCACAGCGGGATCAACTGCGCGCATTGCGGCGGTCTCAATCTCACGACTAGCCGGTTGCTAGATGCTCTCGAAGCGCTCCGAACCGTCGCCGGCAACGTCCCGATCGTCGTCACGAGCGCGTATCGTTGCGCGGCGCATAACGCCGAAGTCGGCGGCGTCGCGGATTCCGAGCACGTCCAGGGCAACGCGGCGGACATCATGATTGTGGGAATGACGCCTGCAGGGATGTACCGGAAAGCGCGACTCGTTCCCGCGTTTCGCAACGGCGGGATCGGCGTCGCGCTCGATCAGGGTTACATCCACGTGGACGTCAGAACGACGCCGGCGCGCTGGTGTTACAACGCTGCGGGCGCGCAGTCGGCGTGGGATGCGGCAGCCGTGGCGAACGCGGCGTAACTACTTCTTTGCGGGCTTCTTCGCGGTCGACTTCTTGGTCTCAGACTTCTTAGGGGCTTTCGCCGATTTGGTGTTTTTCATGTTTTCCATCTTGGCAGGTTTGCGTGTGGCCTGTCGAATATTTCTTGTATGACTGCAACAAAATCCGCTGCCGTTCCCGTCCTGACGCAGATCGTTCCCGCCGATCTTATCGATGAGTGGGGCGATCTCACCAAACTCCGCGACGAGTTCGCACCCACCGAACGGCGTTATCAGAAATGCCGCGAGCGGTTGAAGGCGCTGGTGGAGAATGAAGATCCGGAAGCGGAATTTAACGCCAAGGGTGAACGCTTTGAACTCCGGATCTCACCATGCTCGATGGAGTCGAAGCCGGACGTTCCCGCTGTCCGCAAACGGCTCGGCGCGGCAGTCTTCCTTGCAATCGTAAACGTGACGAAGAAGGCGCTCGAAGGGGTACTCCTCAAGCATGAGATAGAGGAGCTGTGTACCAGCACGCGGACCGGCTCGCGTTCGTACGCTCCGACGGCGATCCCGAAGGACAAATGACGCCGGCGAAGCAAGACCCGCTCTGGTGGGCCATCGTCAAGCTGCCGTTTCGATACGTGGCGGCGTGGTGGCGCGGAACGATCGGGAAGCCATGAAGTCGAATTGTTGCGGCACGGTGCTCGTGACGGCGACGCCGCCTTAGGCAGAGGGTTTCGTTATGGCTTCCACGAAGCACAACAGGCGGACGCTGACGGGGTCGTCGGGACGTCCGGCCGCCGTTATCGCAACCTTCGTACCGCAGAGCGCGCATTCGATAAGGTGGGCCCCGCACTCCGGGGCCGGATAAGGCAACGCGACCAGACACGTCGGACCCTGATCGTCGCCGTGCGCGTCAAGGGCGATTCCGTTCGGCCAGCGCGGATCGGGCGGGCATTGCGCTTTGCCGCGTCCCGACGGCCAGAACGTAACGGTGTGCGCAACGCTCATAGAGGATCGATATCGATCCGGATCGCCGCCGCGATCCACGCTCTCATGTCGGCCACGTTCGTAATGCCGTCGCACTGGAGCCGCAGACGCGCCAGTTCCGCCCGCGATTCCTCGTCATGCGACGGGTTCATATCCCAGACCGGCGAGTCAACCCACTGTTTGAAGTAGGCGCGAAGCAAAGCCAACTGCCGCAAAGTGCAGGCGTTTGCATCGTCCAGGTACTGCTCAACGGCGTCGGCGAGATGGCCGGACGTTTCCCACATCCAATAGTTCGGGGCGGTGGGGTGTCCCGGCGGCGGAAGCTTCGACGTGCTTGCCATACGAAAGAGTATACGAAAGCCCGCGGAAGAACACGCGGGCCTTTTTCCGATCCAGCGACGGCCGAATACCGCGCCCGATCTCACCGGTTTGAACATCAGGCTACCACCTTTTACCACCGCGGCAAGTCGAATAGCCTCCTGTGACTCCACAGCCGCCGCCCGGGCAACAGCCTCCACCACAACAGAACGCGCCTGTGAGCGCACCACCGCAGCAACAAGCGCCACCACAGCAGCAAGCCCCACCGCCGCCGGCGCCGCCGAAGCAACAGGTCGAGTATCAGCTTAAATGGTCAGACTCGGAACTCCAGAAGATCGGTAACCGGGTCCAGCAGGACTATCGCGCCGCGCTGTCCGATCACAACCGTCGCATCGGTCGCTGGCGCGAGTACTACCGCCGCTGGCGCGCGGTCACCGACGTTCCGGCGCAGGGCGAAGAAGCCGCGTCTAACGTGCCCGTGCCGTTCATTCGCTGGAACATCTGGACGAAGTGGGCAAAGGAAATGGACGCGCTTTTCGGTGACGACGCCGAGATCGAGGCCGTGCCCGTCGGACCGTCCGATTACAAGAAAGACAAGAAGATCTCGGTTTACATGACGTGGCGCGTGTTCAACAGCATGAAGCTGCTGAACCCGTTTTGCGAGTTCGTTCTCCGCAAGCTCATCTTTGGGAAGTCGATCGCGTACTCGCCGTGGAAGCGCGACACGTACGAAGTCGGCGGCGAGACCGTCGTCGATTACGAAGGGCCGGCGTTCGAACCGTGCTGGCCGGATGACATCATCGTGCCGGCCGAGGAAGTGAAGACGCTCCAGGAATTCTCCTTTGTTATCCGGCGCGTGCGCGTCAGACCCGATGATCTGCTGAAGGGCGAGCAGGAGGGCCGTTACCGCGGCATTAAGGAAAACTGGCTCCAGATCGTGCAGTTCGCGCAGCGCGGGCAACAGCGCGAATCGGAAGGCGAAGAGATCAAGCGGGAGAAGGACGAAGCGGAAGGCGTCCTCTACGACCGTCCGCAATCGTCGGGCGAGTGGATCATGATCCTCGAATGGTACGGGCGCTGGCGTCCGGTCAAGAAGGGGCAGCGAGCCAACGCCAACGCCGGCGAGTGGGACTTCGATCGCCGCGAAATGAAACAGCGCGATTACCTGATTCGCTACCTGCCGGAACTGAACATGGTTGTCGGCGTCCAGGACCTCGAAACGCTATACCCCACGATGAAGGACCGGCGCCCGTTCGTCGAAGCGTCGATGTGCAAGGACGGCACGTACTGGTCTCCTGGCATGGGCGAGATGCTCATCGACCTCGAAGACGAGCTCCGTGTGAATCACAATCTCGGGACCGAGGGCGCGCAGCTCGCGATCTCGCCACCGTTCGGCTACCGTCCGGCGTCCGGCGTCACGCCCGATACGATCCGGATCCAGCCCGGGCTTGGCATCCCGCTGGATAACCCGGCTACCGATCTCATTCAGTTCAAAATCGGCGTGGGCCTCGAATCCGTCACATGGAAGGAACAGACGATCCTCGCGTACGGCGAGAAGCTAACCGGCATGAGCGATCTCCAGATGGGGCGCCAGTCGGACCGCCCGAACGCGCCGCGCACGGCGTCGCAGACGGTGAACCTGCTTGAAGAGGGCAACGTCCGGATCTCGCTCGATACGAAGGTGCTGCGCGAGGACATGGCGATCGTGCTCCAGCACTTCTGGGCACTCGAATACATGTTCTCGCCCGAGCAGACGTTCTTCCGCGTCACCGAAGAGGACGCCGACGGGCTTTTCCCGACGAACAACGGCGCCTCGGCGCTCGAACTGGAGGATCGCAATGGGCGTTACGACTTCCGGCTCCAGTTCGCGAATTCGATTTGGTCGAAAGAAACGAAGAAGGAACAGGCGCTGGCGCGCTATCAGCTCGACTTACAGAACCCGCTCATTGTTCAGAACCCGACGGCGCTCTGGCAGGTCACGAGCGACGCGCACGCGGCGTTGGGCGATCCCAACTTTGAGGATATGGTTCCAAAGCCGCCGGCGCCCGATATCCCGATCGACCCGCGGGAAGAGTGGACGATGATGCTCGAAGGCGAAGAGGTTCACGTGAACCCGATGGACAACGATCAGGTCCACATGATCCGGCACTACGCCGACTATCAGCGCGCGCAGGTCGATCCGAACCGCGATCCGGACGCCATGAAGGCGCTCGAAGCGCACTACATGCAGCAGATGGCGCAGTTGCAGCAAAAGAAGCTGCAACAGGCCGTCATCGAGAAGCTGGTGCAGTCGGCCGCGGCGTCGGGCGGCGATCCGCTCGCGTTCGCGCACGGCTTGTTCGGCACCGGACCGCGCCAGGGCGTGGCGCCGCCCGGCAACCCGGCCGCAACCGGGCCGAATCTGTACTCAGGCCATCCCGAGAACCTGCATGGAGCGTCGTGATGTACGAGGGCGACGACTTCGACGTGGGTGACTCGGACGAGGTCGTTTCGTGGGACGATATGGTGAATCATGGACTTTACCCGCGCCACAGAAGTAACGCCGGAAGTGTCAGAAGCGATCGACGACGCGTTCGAGTACCACTTTTGGACGGATGAGCAGATCCACTCCGGCCATAAGATCCGGAAAGCGCTCTCGGACGCCGTGAAGGCGATCGTTGCGAACGCGCCGCCGTCGCCGGATCGCAACGCTGCGATCCGTAAGTGCCGGGAGGCACGGATGGATGCGAACTCGGCAATCACGCACGGGGGAAAATACTGAAATCGTCGAATAACCATGCATGGGTAAATTCGTCAAGGCGCTCGTTTGTAGTCTGTTCGCCGCGGCCGTTTGTGTGGCGCAGCAGCCTGCCGCCCGCGTCTACACCGTAACCAACGCGGCGGCGTTCCCGTCGCTGACGGCCGCGGCCGGATCGTCGCTGATGATCTTCGTCAACGGCACGTTTCAGGCGCCACCCGCCTACGTTCTCACGACAACCCCGACCGCCGTCAGCGTGCGCTTCGCGTCCGGCGTCCTCCACAATGGCGACAAGATCGCGATCGTGACGCTGCCGGCGAGCGTCGGGGGACCGCCAGGCGCGACGGGTTCGGCGGGTCCGGCCGGGCCGCCAAGCGTCGGCATTACTGTGGAGACTGGATGCGCTACAGCGGCCGGATGCGTTGTACTCGGGACGGCCACCACGCTCGATATCGAGCCCGGTATCGGGACTCTCTGCGTCCCGCAGCTCGCCGTCGCGACCGGCACGATGACGCTGCAATGTTCGAGCGACAAGGCGATCATCGCGTTTCGCGTGCATCCACCCGCGGCATTTCCTGGTAACTGCGTCGATCCGGTGACTGGCAATGCTTATGGCGCGAGCACATGGGCGGCTGGGCCTGATCCGGTGACCGCCGTACCCTACTTTTACACTTGCATCCTGCCACCCGGGGTTACGCTGCCGCTGCCGGCTGGCGTACCGCTCATCTTCGTGTGGGCTCGCATCCCGTTGGTTACGGGGTCGTGACGCCCAAAACGCTCGCTTGCCTTTTCGCCGCGCTCGCGCTGCCGGCGTTCGCCGGCCAGAGCGTGCAGTACGGCCCGCAGAATATCTACTCGCTCGCGATCCCGAACACGCCGACCAACCGCGTGGAGTTTCGCGTCCTCGACTGGCCGGCGGGTGCCTACACTCACATCATCGCGGGCACGGGAACGTGGCCGACTTACTACGGGGCAAGCGGCTGGGTCGCCTATTTCGCCAACCAGGCCGGTGTGGGTGAGGGCCTCTCCATTCGCAGCGCGTTCGATAACGGGCCAGGGGTGTTTATACCGCTCGACGCTCTCGCCGTGAAGGACGTTCGCGTGCGCCTGCAGCATGACCAGGCGAACACGGTGGACCACTATGAAGCCTCCGACAACCAGGGTAATCTGTTTTTCACGGCGTCGCCCGCGTACACCGTGGAGACGGCCGACGAGTCTACAGGCACCGGCTTTGTGATGGGCAATGGCAATGAGCCAACCATCTCCGTGGCCTTTATGCGCATGTCCTCGACGCTGGTGCCGCTGGGCTCGCGGGCGCCCGTGACTTACGATCCGGATCCATCCCTCGTTTTTGAATGGGAGGGCAGCCTGAATGATTCCACCGCCAACGGGTATAACGCCACATCAGCAGGCGTGACATACGTGGCCACACCGGTAACGGGACCAGTCGCTGTTATTAAGGCCGCTGCCACGTTGTGGTCACCCGTTACGACGCTGCGCGCCGGCTTTGCGAACACGCTAGACGGAACTTCCAGCTTCTCCATGGCCGACACGGCGAGCGCGGGTAACTGTTACTGGACCCAGCTCACCGGGAAGACGCGGGTCATCTTCGACAACCGTTACTCGTGTACTCCCAGCGTCACGGGCCTAATATTTGGGCAGTACGTGTTTCAGCTAACGTTCTGCGACGTGACCGGCGCGTGCGCGACGACGAGCGCCACGGTCGGCGCGGTCGCGATGGACTCGAAAGGGATTGTCATCAACGCCAATCCGATTGTGGATGAGCTGTTCGGTTCGATGATCGCGTGGGGGCGGAATCTGTGGGGCATGGAAGACGCGACGCAAATGTACGTGATGCGCCTGCGCAAAGGCGATTACGCGGCCGCGGGCTGGAACGCGCACGTGTGGCAAAACGTCGGCGCGGGAGCTGTCTCCTACAAGTGGGGCGGCGTCGGGCTGCCTGCCGGTGACAATACCTGCCCTAACGGCCTGGCCGCAGACCTCGCCGCAGACTCATTGACAGTCCAGGTCTCAAACGCCGGCTGCATCGACTTGTCGGACTACCCGACGCGTATCTGGCTGAACGGCACGGAGGAGGTCCGCATCAGCGCGTCCTCAGCCACAAGCGGCCCGGCGACGCTGGCAGTACTGGCGAGAGGTTCCGGAGGAACGACCGCAGCCGCGTGGCCGGCGGGAAACGGTATAGGCCAGTTCAAAGTCACTGGCGCGGGAACCGATTTCATCAACGATCCGAGCGCCGCGATTTGCAAGGGAGGAGCAGACCCTGGCCCCGGCGCAATGGTGGACCTTCGCGCGAACCTGACCATAGATACTTCCGGCATCGGTGAGTGGTACTGGCGGCCAACCGGCTGCGAAGGCCCCTCAGCTCTTTACCTCGCCCCGGCGCAGCACGATATCCCGGCGCTCAACGGGCTGCCGCAATCATCCCGCCAGTACAGCTTCGACCCTGCGCCGTTCCCGTGGATCTCGAACGGCAGCAACGGCGGCGAGTACTTTTACGGCGAGAACCTCGTGGCCAGCGGCTTGTATTACGCCTCCGGCCTCGACGAGCCCAAGGCAGTCGCAGACAGCATAAATTGCTGCGCCGTGACCATGCCAACGGGCAATCCAATCGGCAACGGCTATGCGCCCCTGATCACCGGCGGGCTGGTGGTCGGGAGCATGTTCTCAGCTATCCTGGATCCCGAAGCCTCAGCGCCCTGGCCCAACCTCCGCAGCTACGCCATGCAGGGCGAGTATTACGTCCAGGACATCGCGGCCCATGGCTGCAATTACTATGACTCGCGCAACACCGGCTACGCCTATGAGTGGGTGGACTACCCGGCTGTTTACGATCCCGATCCGGTATGGCGCGCGCGCTGGGTAAGCGACCTCACGCAGATGATGGCGAACGACGCGGCGTGCAAGACGGCTGACAATTCGTTCATAAACTCGTACCTGTTCAATAACTCCGGTAACGCCGCCTGCGCCGCCGCCGGCTGCTTCGGCCCCAACCATAGCTTCGGGCCGCTCACCATGACGAACGGCTCCGCAATCGTTACCGCTCCGACAGGTATCCCGGCATCCGCCTGCATCGGCACCGCGCAGGGCCACGCCACGGTTGTGAGAGGCAGCTCGTCCGTGACGGTCACAAATGGCAGCCCGCCCTTTCCGTCCTCCGGCGCTGACTCTCTGACCTTTGCCGGATCGAGCGGCGGCCAGCCGTTCGCCTCGCAGTTTCAGTACGTGACCGGGACGACCACCACGCTATCAGTCAACTGGCCCTGGGACTCGGGCACCGTGAGCTGGATGGCCACCAACACGAATAACGGCAATGGCGGCACCATGCTGGTGTTCGGAACCGACCAGAGCGATTCCGCGGATCTCGGTTACGGCTTCAATTGCGTGCCCAACGCCGACGGCTCAATCACCCTCGACCACGCGTGGCCCGGAGCAACCGGATCCACCTACGCGGGCAACCTGAGCAACATAGTCGGCAACGGGCAACAGAGCTTCTACCTGGGAGTCAAATCCATGGGCACTGGCTTCCTGTCCAGGATCACGGATCCGGCGCTCAGCTCGATCGCCGCTTTCTATAAAACTCTCTCGACCGGAATCGCGCAATGGCTGCATGATGTGGGCACCGACGTAACCAGCCTCACGACCAGCTACGGCATCGGCTACCAGTTATGCTCGCCCGTCAATCCGCCAGCGTCCTCGACTCCTTTTGCGTGGAAGTCACCGGGCTGCAATTACAGCTCGTCGAGTCAGGACTCGATGACCGTGGGCCGCGAGCAAAACTCCGAAATCATGAACGCGATCTCCGAGCTATACATCAATAATCCGACTCCGGCGAATCGCGACTGGGGCGACAAGATGTACGGCGCGGTGATGGGCACGGCGGCATTCAACACGGGCGGTGCCTTCTGGGACTCGGCCAGCGTTGCAACCAACACCGCGCCCGCGAACTGGGGAGACGTAAGCTGGCACTTCGGCAAGTGGCCCGGCTTCATCTTCGGCATGTCGTTCCCGCGGCGCTGGCCTGCGGTTCGTCTGGGCGGCGTAGATCCGCCGAATTACGCGACGGTGATGATCCCATTCACCATTCAGGGAACGGCCGCGGCGCAGGTGGAGGTAACCATTACGGCTGCGACCGGGAAAGTCGTGACCACGGCGTGCCCCGTCTCGCCGTGCGCGATATCCGTCGACAAGCGTGCCGGTTCCGTGCTAATGAAACTGGACTACCTCGACGAGTCAGGCGCGGTGGTGATACAGGGCGAGAACATCCCGCTCTATGTACAACGCGTCTCAACAGTCAGATGATACGCGAGTGGAGCGACGGCGCCCACGACGACGAGTCGCGGAAAAGTGAGCCTGTGCCACCGCGCGCTGCAATCATTTCGTTGCTTCAATGAGGCCGCGACCGATCAGCAGACCAGTATACAGCGCGTCGAATAGGTACGTATGGCAAAATCCACACCTCATTTCAATACTCTCGTCGCCGCGCGCGGCGGTACCGGTTCATCGTCCACCGGCGGCACGAAGGGCGGCAAGATGCCCGCGCCCGCGCAGGCGACGACGCCAAAGGTGAAGGCGCCGCCCGCCGGAAAGGCTGGCGGCCGATACTGACATGAGGCAAATCACCGATCACGTCGTTCCGGGCGATTCGGCGAATCACCAGGTCAGGGTCATCGTGCGGGATGAACCCGGGGCAGGCGGCGCATGCCACAGGTACGCGATTGCGTGGCGTACGGCTGAAGACGCTCCGGACGACGCCTGCTATATCGATTTCCAGAACGGACCCATCAAGGAAGTCGGTGTGAACGGCGTGACGCACGAGGCGCTTCTCGCCATCGTCATCGACCGGCTGCGTTCGTTTCAGGCCGGACCGTATGCGTGCGGAGCCAACGCGATAGCTCTCAGCAGTTTGGAAGAGGCGTTGCGGCAGTTGCAGAAGCGGACCGTCGAACGGATCGCGCGGGGCGTCGAAGGAACGCACGCGCATTAGATGGATACCGAACCGAAGCCCGCGCCCGAAGTCGATTCGCCGCTCGATCCGGAGGCGATCGCAGACGCGCTGCGCATCGTTGCGCAGGTCAAAGAGGCGATCGACAAGGGCGAGCTTGAGCAGCTTTGCTGCTACATCGGACGCCGTGACGGTACCTACATCACCCTGCAGAACCGAAACAACGGACGCCACGAGGACGCCGGCCGCATCCTCGAATTCGCGATCCGGCGCCTCGGCTTCGTCCAGCGCGAGGACGTGAAAGATATCGTGGACGAGTAGATGGACACGAAAACGCTGCCCGACGAACGGCTCGACGGGCTCGACGCCGAACGCTTCCGCGACATGCTGGCTTCGCCGTCGTTTGCGTTGCTGCGAACGCGTATCGGCGCCGAATTCGTACGGGCTAAAGAAGCCTGCGCGCAGGCAACGGTGCCCCATGACATCTACCGGGCACAGGGCTCGGTCGCCGCGCTGCGGGCCGTTCTCGCGATGCCCGAGACGATTCTCGATGAGATGCGCCCGAAAAAACGCACACCGTAGGCGCCTGCAGTCGAAAGACTCAGGTGCATGAATCTTGCTCTCTGCTACAAAAACTTCGCCGCCAACGCGAACATCTCCCATATCGGTCTCGGCGTTTCCGCCCTGAATACCGCCAAAGTCCTGAAGCGCCACGGTGTCCCCGTCAGCGCCTTCGCCATCAATTCCATCGTCGATCTCGACGCCTTCCTCAAGGCCAATCCCTCGATTACGCACGTCGTGATCTCCGCGGCGTGGCTGCCCGTTCTCGATCTCGGCAAGTGCGTGATCCGTTACCCGCAGATCGAGTTCGTCGTCAATATCCACAGCAATGTGGGCTTCCTGCAGGCGGACGCCAACGGCGTGCGCCTGCTCGCGTCATACGTCCACCTGCAGAAGGAACTGCTCAACTTCCGCGTTTCCGGCAACTCGCAGGAGTTCGTCGACTGGCTCACGGAAGTCTATTCGGTTGAAGCGCTGTACCTGCCTAACCTTTACGACCTCAACTCGACGGTGATGCAGAACCGCCCGCTTTATAACGGCGGAACGGTGCGAATCGGCGCGTTCGGCGCCTGCCGGGCGCTCAAGAACTTCCTGACCGCTGCCGCCGCGGCGTGCGCGATCGCCAAGGAACTGCGCGTGCCCGTCGACTTCGTCATGAACGGCGGACGTCCCGACGGCGGCTCGTCAATCGAGCGCGCCATCGAATCGCTCATTGCCAGCCAGCCGAACGTGACCTTGAAGATCCTGAACTGGCAGGCGTGGCCGGACTTCCTCGACATCATCGAAGGCCTGCACCTGATGATGCAGGTTTCCTACACCGAGAGTTTCAATATCGTTACGGCGGACGGGATCGCCAAGGGCGTGCCGTCCGTCGTCTCGTCCGCTATCCCCTGGGTTCCCTCGCGCTGGATCGCGAAGTCGGACGATGCGCTCGACGTGGCGCGGGTCGGGCGTTCGCTCATCACCGATCCGCACGCCGTCGTCGATGGCGTGAACGCGCTCGAAAAATACAACCAGGACGGCTTCTACGAGTGGCTTGGGTTCTTCGATCCGCCGCCGGCCAACTTCGCTACGGCGAGCTACTCGAGCGCCGTCACGACACGCGCCATCCGGTAATCGCTGCGCAGGCAAATGGAAAAGCAGCGACCTCAGCCCGGTATCGCCGTCGACGGCCGCGGCGGTGCAGTCATCGATCCGACCAAGAACGTCCTCGACCTCGTGGATGGCTCGATCAGGCGGATCGACGACATGGCGCAGTTGAGGGTTGAGCTGGTCAATGAAAAGATCGTCCGGCTGGAGGCTCTCGTCCTGTCGAGCGAGAAAATCGTGTCTCTGCGCGCCGTGCATCAGGAGGCAATGGATGCCCTCGAATCCAAGCGTCTCGATTCCACACGCCAGTATGACCAGTTGGCCGTCCAGACTGCCGCCTCGCGGTCCGACGCTGCCATAACGGCCCTGGCTACGACCGCGGCGACAACAGCAGAAACCCTGCGGAATGCCGTGAACACTTCGGCCATAAACCTCGCCACGCAGCTCGACCGAACTGTCACCGCCATTACCGAGCGCATCGCGGCGCTCGAAAAGTCGTCGTACGTCGGCGCCGGAAAGCAGGCAGTTGTGGATCCGCAAATGGAGCGGCTCGCGGGGGTGGTGGAGAAGCTGGCAAACAGTACCTCCCAAAGTCACGGCAAGACTGAAGGCATCGGCGCTTCGTGGTCTGTATTAGTGGGCATCCTCGCGATTCTGATTTCCGGGTTCGCGCTGTTCAACCGGGCGGCGCCCGCGGCTCCGGTTGCGCAGCCGCAGGTTATTTACGTCCCCGCTCCGCAGGGAACGATGGTCCCGTCGTCCCCTTCCGGAACGCCTCGATGATTTGAAAGGCTAAAAACTATGATCATTCTCCTGATTCTCTTATTGCTCCTTTTCGGCGGCGGCTTCGGCTACAGAAGCTACGGCTACAACGGCGGGTTCGGGATCGTCGGCGCGTTGCTGGTCATTCTTTTGATCGTGTACCTGTTCGGCGGCTTTCATGCAGGGCGTTTCGGGCTCTAAGCGCCTCAAACGCCTTCGGAAGCTCGAAGTACTCCTCGCGCAGCTCGCCGGCGTCGAGCGCCAGATCCGCCTGCTGCGGTACGGACGCTATCGGTGTCGTCCGCGCGCGGTCGCGTCGAATTGACCCGGTATGAAAGACTTCATCTTCGTTCCAGGCCACGCGATCAACCCCGCCGCCATCACTCACGTTAAGTACAACAAAGACGGCTCCGTGCACGTCATGGTCGGCAAAGACATCATCACCCTTCACGGCGACGACGCGAAACCGTTCTTCGACGCCGCGCCGAAACCCGAGCCCAAACCCGCAGCCGTTCCCGCAAAAACGCCCGCGCCGAAGTCGGTCGAATAGTCCCTCATGGGAATCTTCGTTACGCTGCTCGGCCTGATGCCGAGCATCCTCCAATCCGTCGTGGCCGTCGAAGGCGCGTTCAAGCACGCGCCCTCGGCCGTGAAAAAGCAGATCATCCTCAACCCGGTGGCCACCGCCGCGAAAACGCTCGGCGCTCCCGCTTCGCCCGCGCTGCTGGCCGCAACCGGCACGCTGATCGATACGACCGTCGCGTCGCTCAACGGCGTCGGGCTGCTCGGTAAGCCGGCGCCCGTCAAAGTCCCGGCCGTCAAAGCGGCGCCCGTTACGCCCGCCAAGGCGGCGTGACCTGTTCGTTTTGCAGTAAGCAGCGACCCGCCTGGCGCGTCCACCGGCTCGGATCGGTGGACCGTCCGGCGCAAACGATCTGCGATGACTGCCTCGACTGGCACAACAAAGCGATCGCGTTGCTGGCTGGCGAGGCGATCCCCGGTTGCCAGGGTTGCGGGGCAACGTGGGAAATTTTGTGCGATCGGGAGATCGGAAAATCGGTTCCCCTGTACGTTGTTCCGCGCGATGGAATCTATCAGGTCTTGTGCTCGATCTGCCTCATGGAGTACGTTCCGAAACGGTCGGACCTTTACAAAGGGACGTCGTTTGGCAGTGCTCTGCGCATGTAGGCCAAGATCAACTCGAACTGCCGAAGCGTTCCGTCGCGCTTCAGGCCGTTACAGCCGCGACAGACCACAGCAACGTTTGAAGTAACGTACCCTTTCGTGTTATCGATTCGATCGAGGGACGGAGCCATTCGTGAAAATTTGCCTGACTTCTCCCCGTAGTCCAGGCGTCCGCTGCAACACGCGCATTCGAGCGGGTGTGATCTTCCGATGTCGCTCAGGCCGTCGAACTCCATTCCCTGTTGCCTTGCCCGACCCTTTGGCTTGATGATGAGGCACGCAAAAATGTTCGTCTGGTAATGCTTCCTCTGATACGCGCGGACCTTTTGCGGATCGGACTGGCGTCTCTTGGCGGCGCGCTCGCGGCCGACCTTCCGCCTATCTTCGGTCTTGTCGTAGGCTCTCCTGTACGCTCGCATGCCCTCAGCATTGCGCTCGTTCCAGGCGCGCACGGTTGCACGCACTTTCTCCGCATTTCGCGCGTTCCAGGCTCGCTGCCTTGCGTTCCGTTTTTCTCGCTGTTCAGGGGTAAGCTGGTTTGCAGCCATGCGTTCTGTTTCCTCAGATCGTGTGGTTAGGGTCGTGACGATGCTTCAACATCGGCTCGGCCCGCTTCTTCAATTGTCCCTTCGGACGCCTCCAAATACAAGGTCAAGAGTCCCAGTGGTTTACCCGTTCCGTCCGCTTGTATCAAAAAAAGCACGCGCGAGGGCAAACCGTCGAAATCAGTTCTGTATATGGCTGAAAACTCGACAACATCAGGCACTCCCGAACAGGTCGCAGCCGCAACAGCAGCCGCAACAGCAGCCACTGAAAGAACTGCCGCTCTTGAGCAGCAGATCAAGGATCTGACCGAGGCCTCGGCCGAGCACCAGCGCACCGCCGAATTCTGGGCGGCGAAAGCCAAAGCTACTCCCGCTGCCGCTGGCGCTCCCGCCGCCGAGACCGAAGACGATCCGGACGTGCTCGAGGCGATTACGACCGGGGGCGCCAAGGGCTTCGATGCTCTCGCCGAAAAACGCGGCTTCGTCAAAAAGGCCGACGTTGAAACGATGATCAACTCGAAGGCCACGCAGCTCACGAAAGAGCAGGAACTGATCGGGCGGTATCCGGACCTGAAGAAAAAGGACTCGGATTTCTTCAAGTCGACCGCGATCCATTACGGCTCGCTCGTGAAGGACGGCACGCCGCAGGCCGTTGCGATGGAGCTGGCGGCCGAGAAGACCGAGCTGGACTTCATGCGCGCGGGCAAACTCAAGCCCGCGGGCGCCGAACCCACGAAAGAAGAGAAGGAAACCGCGCGTCTCGCTCGCGTGGCGGCGCAGGCGGGCGAATCGGGCGGACGCCGGGCGGCGGCGGCCGAACCGGACGACGACGAGTTGACGCCAGGACAGAAACACATGATCGCTTCGATGGGCATCACCGAAGAGGCCTACATTAAACGCGCCAAAGCCGGCGTGAAGATGGGCGGTACCCGGTAATGGCGCGGTTTCAGAAGAAGATCATTCCGCCCGCGGCCGATCCTGCCGAGGCGATGAACGCCGGCATTCTCCGCGGCATCAGGACGCGCGAGGAGCAAAAGCAACACGAGAAGACGCTCGCGACCGATCTCGGGCTGGACCTCAAAGACCCACCATCTGACGCCGACAATCCCGTTGATTTTCTCCGTGAGGAGTGGGACAAGAAGACGTTCGGCGATTCGATCCCGACGTACACGCGTGTTCTCTACGGTCCGGATCCACTCCTGATCTCCTGCCCGTCGCTGAAAGCCAACGTCGAGCGCATGGGTCTGGAAGAGTACGCGAATACGACCGCTGAAACGATCCTGCTCAAAGAGGAAAACGCGGTGCCCGATCCGGTTATGAAGGCGGGGCTTCGCGCGGCGATCGCGCGTTTCGGCGTCGCAGCCGTTGCTGACGCGTTTAGAAAGCGGATCATGTCGATTCCGTGTCGCACGGTCGAGATCGAAGCGGATCGCACGGACGCGATGATCGATTCCGATCCGATGAAAGAAGCGGTCGAGCGCTATGGCACTCCCGGCATGGCTCCCAAGTTTCTCTCTGAACGGTGCATCGGACGCTTCGGACTGCGCGGTTACGTGATCGTCAAGGACGAGAACGGCAACCCGGTGACCGTCGGCACGCTCATGATGGGCGAGATCCCGATCCGCATGGCGGACGCGCGCAAACGGCACTACGCCGAAGAGTCGAATTCACAAGTACGCGACCAGCAGGAATCGTTCGAGGAACGGGCGGCCCAGGAGATCGACCTCGGCGGCAAGCCTGGTATTTCGGTGCTCAAGGAGGGCGAACGCGTTCGCTCGTCCGCAGCCGGCGATCTCGACGATCCCGCGCTCACGAGTACCTATCTCGGCCGCGAACGCGAGACCGGCATCAATTTTGAGAGGCAAAGGTAAACAGTTATGTCCACGGTTAACCCCAATAATCCATTCGGTTTTCGTCCGATCGTTCGCGCGGGCGGCACTCCGTTCAGCGTGACGCAGTACGCGAAGGCCGCGGCGGACGTGAATCCGATCTTCATGTTCGATCTCGTGGGCCATCTGACCGGCGGCACTCCGGTACCGCTCGCCGAGAATCCAACTTATAACAATTCGCGCATTCAGGCGGGCTCGCAGCTCACCCCTGGCACGTCGCTCTTTCTCGGCGCTTCGCTGACGTACGGCGCCGCCTCTGTCGCTTCGGTGCATCCGGTGACGGATGAGATCGACGTCATCTACATCGCGCAGTGTTCGGGTGCCACGGTCATCACCACGGCAACGGTGGCGGGGCAGAACGCCAACGCGATCGTAGCAGCGGGCAGCACGCTGACGAAACAGTCGGCGCACCAGGTCAACAGCGCCACGTTTGCAGGCACTTCGTCGCTCGACCTCAAGATTCAACGCATCGCGATGATCACTCCGAATGTCGAAGGCGCCAACGCCATCGTCGAAGTGATGATCAACAAATCGTCTCAGGGCCAGGCAACCGCCGCAGTCTAGGATTTTCCCGGTTGAACGGCTTCGTTTTCAGTGGTTTGGTTTCAGGAAGTTAAAGAGAAAACCCTATGTTTATACGGACAATATTTCCGGATCTGTACCTTCAGTCGATGCTCCCGGCGATCGACGAAGTGGTGATGACGAAGTACGCACGCTTCCCCGAAGAGTTCTCCGAGGTCTTCCGCATGGAAACCTCGACGCGCTCGATCGAGCAGACCACCGAAGTCACCGGCTTCGGCCAGTTCGCGGTCGTACCCGAAGGCGAACCGACGCGCTACGACGAAGCACTGCCCGGTTTCAACAAGACCTACATTCACGGCCAGTACTCGCTCGGCTTCCGCGTCACCAAGGTCGCGATGGACGACGATCGTTTCGGCGTCGTGAAAAAGCTCTCGACCGAACTCGGCCGCTCGGCGTCGGAAACGAAGGAAGTCACCGCGGCCTCGGTCTTCAACAACGGCTTTACTTTGGCGAACGGTCCGGACGGCGTTTCGCTGTTCTCGACCGCGCACCCGCTGATCGGCGGCGGCGTCCAGTCCAACCGGCTCGCGTATGCGACCGATCCGGACGTGACGTCGATGCAGCTCGCTCTGAGCGCCACGCGTAAATCTCTCGATCACCGCGGGAAAAAGCAGAGAATCCCCATGAAGCGGGCGATCTTCCCGCCGGATCTGGAATTCATCGGCGCCGAACTGCTCGGCGGCGACGATCGGCCCGATACCGCCAATCGCACCATCAACTCGTTTAAACGCCGCTCGGGCATGCCCTCGTTCGATTCGTGGCAGGTCTGGGACTACCTCACCGATCCGCACGCCTGGTTCCTCGAATCGGATCCGTCCGACACCGAACTGCGCTGGTACTGGCGCGAGCCCTTCAACACGGTCCACGATATCGAATTCGATTCGCGCTCGGTCAAGACTGCGGGCTGGATGCGTTTCGCCTGCGGCTTCAACGGCTATTACGGCACGTACGGCGTGCCTTCGAGCTAAACATGAGCGACTTCTCCAAACCGACACGCTTCCGCGGGCCGACCGTCGTAACGCTGCGCGGCGCGGGCTCGCAGGGCCACGAATCGACCGTCGGCGCGGGCTCCGACGTCGGGCTGGATATCCAGATCCCGACAAATCAGACCGCGAACGCTTTCCAGATTACGAAGCCCGATGGCACGGTGATCTACGCGATCGGGCCGAACGGCGCCGCGAAGATCCCGCTCGCCATCGCGGCCTCGGGCGCCGTGCCGGTACGACCGCCAACCGACTACATCATCACCAAAGCTGGCGTGGCCGCGCTCACGCTGGCGGCTCCGACGGTGGGAACGGACGACGGCGTGGTGATCTCGATCGTCAGCTCGACCGCTTTCGCGCATACGCTGACTGCAACCGGACTTCTACAGACCGGATCCGCCTCGGTCAACGTCGCCACCTTCGCGGCGTTCGCCGGCGCGGGACTCACGCTGAAGGCTTACAACGGCCTCTGGCTGGTCACGTCCTCGGTTGGCATCACGTTCTCTTAATCCATGCAAAATAAGGCTCTACAACGGAACGTCATCGCCGCCGTGGCGCTCGCCGCGGGTTCGACGACGTTCTCAGCCGCACACGTCGCCACATGGGGTAAGGGCGTAAGGCTCATCATCACCGTGGCGGCTGGCGCGACGACGACGGGCGGGATCGATACGGTCTTTCTCTGCGGATTCGCTCCCGGTAACACCACTCCCATTCCGCTTGTGGGCTTCGCTCTCGCCAGCGGACTCAGCGTCGCGGGCGTATACTTCGCGGACTTCTACCCGGGCGCGTGGCTGCCGCCAACGATCGCGGCGGGCGGCAATCTGCTCGGCGTGGCGGGGATCTACCTGCCGATCAATTGGTCGGTCCAGCTCGTCATGGGCGCGGGTTCGGTCGCAACCGTGACGGTTGACGCCGAAATGCTGCCTTAACCGAAAGAAGGATTCCTTTATGATGCGTCTCCGCACGTGGTTCGCAGGTCTCACGTTTTTCGCTGTCGCTTGTCTGCTCAATCATTCCGATGTTCACGCGCAGCCGACGTGCCCGCAGGGTTACACGGCCTCGGGCGGCGTCTGCGTGGCAACTCCCGGCGCGACCGCAATCTTATCCCGCTCCGTCACCCTGACGGCCGCCCAGGTCAACGGCATGTTCACTACGCCGGTTCAGTTGATCCCGGCTCAAGGTGCAGGAACTTTGGTGCACCTCATAACCTGCGTGCTCAATTCTTCCGGCACCACTTCGTTCACTGGCGGCGGCCCTATCGATTTCAGTTACGGCACTTTCATCGCTGGAGGCTACAGCAGCACCGTCCAGGCCGCCCTGCTGACAGGAACCCTGCCCCAGATTGGCGCAGGCAGCAGCATCATTTTGGCAGGAAGCTCTGCGCAAATGATAAACAAACCGGTGATTATTTTTAACAGCACCGCCGCGTTCGCGGGGGGAGCGGGAAGCGTCTTGAACGCAACCTGCCTGTACTACTTGCAGAGCGGCCTTCAGTGAGTGTGAATGAGAAACGGGTGTCCGCAGGGCTACCAGTTCGCGAGCGCGCCCGCGCCGTCCTGCGTCGCGAGCGTTCCCGCGGCCGACTCCTCCCGGCTCTCTTCGGCCTGGACTCCGCACAATCTCCCGCAGTACGGCGCATGGTCCGATAACGCGTACTCGCCTGCACTTCGCAGGCTGGTCGTTACCAACTTCACAGCCGGATCCGCCGGCAGCAAGATCATGACGTCCGACGACGGCGGCGTCACGTGGACCCTGCGCACGTCGTCAGACGATACGGTCGGGTGGAACGCGATTGTCTGGTCTTCGACGCTCAACCTCTTCGCGGCGCTCGCGCACGGTGGCGCGGCGGGCACGTCGCCCGCGATGACCTCGCCCGATGGCATCACCTGGACCGGCTCGAATTCGGCAGCGATCGATATGTTTTTTTGGGATGGACTCGACTGGTCGCCTCCGCTCGGTCTGTTCGCAGCCACGGCCGCCAACGGGCAGGCAGTGGCGTTTCAAACCTCGCCGGACGGCGTAACGTGGACCGCTCGCGGCAGCAGTGGAAATGGCATAAGGCGCGTGCTCTGGGTGCAGGAACTCAGTTTATTTGTCGCCACATCGGAAGACTCGATGCAAACCTCGCCGGACGGCGTAACGTGGACCGCTCGCGCGATTCCCTCGACATCGCCCAATTTCGGACGTATCGCCTGGTCGCCTCTGCTCGGCTTACTGGTCGTCGTCAGTCTTGGATCGACGACGCCCGGGCTTGAGGTCATTACCTCACCAGACGGCGTCAACTGGACGGCGCACGCGAGCGTCGATGATAATACCTCGGCTTGGTTGGGGGTCGCGTGGAGCCCGCGATTTGCTTTATTCGCGGCCGTGTCATCCACCGGACGTGTCATGACGTCGTTCGACGGCGCGCGCTGGATCGATCGCGGGACGCCGATCGCAGCCGATCCGCTAAGAATCTTTAGCGACTTTCGCTGGCTGGACGATTTCGGGTGGTTTATCGCTATTGGCCGCAACGCGACGACGCCCGGGGTTCAGATCGCCGGCGTCATGACGAGCCCGCTCTAAGTCGAATAGCCCTATATGTCCACATGGGGCCAGCTCCGTTTCATCCTGCAAACCGGGGCGCCCGACGTCTCGCTCGACCTCCTCGACTCCTATCTCAATACCCGTTACACCAGCGTGCTCGAAGCGACGGACTGGACTGGCCTGAAAGCGCACGCGACGGTCCAGACGGTCGCCGCTTACCAGTCGATCGCCGGCGCCGATACCGTTACGTTCACGGTCGGATCGAACGCCGTGGCAGGCGTGGGAACGGCCTGGACGAACGCCATCACCGGGCAGAACGTCTACCGGCCAGGCGACACGGCGATCTACGTGGCCACGTACGTCGGGGCCGCGGCGCTGACGCTCGATCGCCCGTACGAAGGGCTCGGCTCGGATCCGGCCGCCACCGTTTACGCGGCTTCGCCGTACGTCTTCATGCAGAACGTGTATGCGCTGCCCGCGGACTGCAACGCGATCGTCACCGTTCTGAGCCCCTACACCAACCGGCCAATGGACGGGATGACGAAAGCGGAACTCGACGCCACGAGCGGGCCGCGAACTTTTGTCGGCCTTCCGATGACGTACGCCGAATACGACGATTCGGCCGAACCGGCGCCGCCGGCCGCGACGCCAGGCGTCCTGCACCAGATCGAGTTCTACCCGCCTCCACTGTGGTCGCGCGGCTTTGCGCTGCAGTACGTAAGAAATCCTTACCCGTTCGACGGCACGAATACGTCGCGCTCGCCGCTGCCGTTCGTCACGGACAAGGTTTTGCTCGAAGGCGCACGCGCGGATATCGCGACGGGCTCGGAAGCGATCCGCTACGAGGCGAGCTTCAGCCGGGAACTGGACCGCATGCTCCTTGTGGAGCACGCGCAGCGTCGGGTGAAAGCGCCCGTTCAAATGGCGAATCGATTCGTCCGGCACCGAATGGCGCGAGTGTGCAGAGGCTACAGCGGGGCGCCCGGGATGCCGAATCCGCCGACTTCTTCACCATAGCAAAGATGCTTCGCAACCCAATAAACACAGGGGTTTCACGTGAAACTTAGATGACAACCGCGACCATTTCCGGACTCGTATCTTCTCGCCTGAATGAAGCCGCGGCCGTAGGCGGACCAAAGTTCTATCCAGGCGCCGAGATCCTCGGCGCCGTGAACGAAGGCCAGCGCCTTTTCTGTCTCCTCACACTCTGCATCGAAAAACAGGCCGCGCTCGTCGTTCCCGGGGCGACGACGTTTCTCCACGTGCTCCCCGTCGTCGCCGACTACCTTGCACCCCTGCGTCTCACAGATACAGGGGGCGCGAAGGTCCGGCCGACGACGTTCAGCGAACTCTGGTCGCTCGATGCGGCGTGGCCAGCCGCGATCGGGGCGCCGATCCGCTACGTGGCGGCGGGCGCCGATCTGGCGGCCTTCTACCGAACTTCTGCCGCTCCCGTCACCCTCCAGCTTCAGTACGCAGCCTCACCGGCGCTGCTCGTGAACGGCGGAGACATTCCCGCGATCCCGGCCGAATATCACCAGGAACTGGTGAACTACGGGATATACCGCGTTCGCCAAGTCGAAGGCGGCGCAGAATTCGCGGCGACGCTGCCGCTGTTCGACCATTATTTGCAGGCCGCACAGGACTATGGCGCCTTCATCAAAGCCCGAAACGTCGGCGCGGGTTACGACAGCCTTCCTTTTGAACTCGCTTCGTTCGACCGTTCGCGCCTGGTCGGAAAGTCGAAGGGCAAGTAGATGCCCTGCGACACAGCCAATTCCGTCAACGCCGACGTCTGGTTCAGACTCGGCTTTCAGAGTCAGGCCGATCTGGTGGCCGCGAACTGGCTCACGCTCGCCGAGCTTTACCAGTACGCGGACGATGCGGCGCAGTGTCTCGCGCGCAATACGTCGCTCTTTCTCACGTTCGATGACTCAATCAACGTCGTAGCGGGCACGGCTACCTACCCGCTCCCCACCGGCCAGATCTACACCGAAGGCGCAT